TTAATGCATAATATAACTACCTCCTGGAGGAACTTGTTTCCATCCACCATCTATATTAATTTCAAAAGATAATTGACACATTTGTCCATAATATCCTCCTTCATAAACATTATCAAATCTTATATATACTTCAATATAATCTGTTCTATCACCTTTAGGAATAGTTACAGAACCTGTATCTTGACCAGAGCTATTAGACACATAACCTCTTCCGTATGTTGTCTTATTACTAGTAGGCATACGAAAGGTCTGATTATTACCATAAGTACAAACACTTCTAAACATACCATCAGTAACTGTTAATGCAGCATCAGGAAGTTTATATATTTTAGCTTTACAAATACAAGTAGCACCAACTAATTCTCTCAACGATGAGAAATCAACAAAACCACTAGAACCACTTTTAATACTTTCCATATTAATTTGTCTAGGATAATATTTAAAACTAATAGCACCTGGAGTAGATATAAAAATTATTTTTGTATTATCATATAAAGTTGCATTACGAGTATATGCTAAAAAAGGTACAATAGTAACATCTTTATCATTACCTACATCAAAAGTTATTTCTCTACTTGCATATATAAAATCTGTTGGTTTTTCGCAATTACCAACATAATAATTTTTATAAATCTTATCAGTATTATTATATGGTGAATCATAACAAATTTGAATCCAAAAAGACCAAGCTAAATACAAATCAGTAATTATATCTTCCATAGTAACATTTGTATTATCATCCACATTTGTATTCTTATATAGAACACAATTAAATTTAGGAGTTGAAGAATAATAAATTTCAACATTAAATAACGTAGGAATAGAAGATTGGAACATATTACTTATTGCTTTACTATTATAGTTTCTAAAATCACCTAATCTATAAGGAGAATTAGCACCACCTTTTGGAAAATGTTTTCCTGAAGCATATACAGTATGCAAATTAGCACTTGCATCTTTATCAATACCTCTAACTCCATATACATTATCAATATAAAGTTCTTTACATGCTTCAATAGCAAAACCTTCTCCACCATAATTATAACGTAAGTTCTTATAAGTGTCCATAGGTATATTCATACCACAACGAACAACACAAGTATATTTATTATATGAAGATGTTACTATTTCCTCAGAGTCTTCTCTAATAGGATATTCTTTAAATTCACCTTTACAACTAATAGGTTTATACTTACTCCATATATTTATATTTTCACTCTTACAAAGAGTAGCAAGGTCATTGCTACTCTCTCCAAGAGCTTGTTTAACATCATCAATGCTAACAGGAGCACTAATAATTCCACTATCACTATTGTAAGACATAATCTTTATTTTTTTAATATTCAACTTCAGTTCCTTATTCTGTTACAACTTCTTTAGTAACAACTCGCTCTACTGTTACATTGAACACTAGGCAAGGCAGCTCTATAAGAGCCACCCTGCGTTAATACTTACTCTGCTGCCTCGCTTGCCATATTAGCGGCGATAGCGGAATTAACCTCCTTAATCAATGCTGATACCTCACTGAGCTTGCTCTGCGGAACACCGCTGATGTTGTAGGTCAGCTCGCTGCCGTTGGAGCTGGCGTTCGCATTGCCGAGATAATTACCATTTGTATCACCATAGATACTCATATTGATGCTCTCGATGTTACCACCCGTCTTGTCAACATTGTAGGTGATTTCTACTCGATAGCCGCCCTTGGTATAAGTGGCAGCTGTCTGTTCACTTTTCTTGTTAATCTTTAAATTCTCCATTTTCTAATCTAATTTAATGAATTAATATTCTTGTTATCTAATCTCTTCTTGTTGCAGTCTTCCTTATCTCCACTCAATCGCTGAACCTCTGATTCGAGGAAGACCACCCGAGCCTTCAACCTGCTGACCTCATCGCCTACCTGCTCGATAGCACCGAATGCCGTTGCAATCAGCTTCGGAGACCAGTAGTTAATCTTGTAGTAGCCCTTCTCGTCCGTCTCCACGATGTCCTTTAAGTGAGGGTTGCACAAGACGTGCTGGGCAATCCAACCGATAGACCTTGTATTGTCCTTCTTCCAAGCAAAGCCGAATGTGCCACCCATCGCCTTGATGATACCCAAGTAGTCCAGCTTCCGCAAATCCTGCTTCAAGCGGATGTCAGAAGATTGATAAGCTGTAACTCCACCTTTAGCAAGAATGCTATTAGGGAAGTAAGTATTCATGTAAGGGTCATAATCATATATATGACCAGTAGTACTAATTGTATATCTGTCATTAGGATAATTATATTTAGTTAAAGCTAAAGCTCTAATTTTAGCAACAATACCATTACGTAAATTAGTATTATTGCTAGGATGACTAAATACTAATCTTACATAACGATATGTATCATTACCAACATTTACACCTAAAGGACCAACACAAATATCACATTTGTGTGCCCATCCAGATATTATTTTAGAAACATATTCTTTATAACCACCAGTACTACTTCCAAAGTATACTTGACATTTTATATCAACTCCATTATTTACATCAACACTTATCCAACTAAGTTCTTGATATGTTTCATCAGGAATCTTAACAGTAACTCTAAGTTGATTTTTCTTTATTTGAGCAAGTTTATCAGCATTAGTATCACCAAGCATATTATTAGACCCTAAAAAATATTTAAATACCCTAGCGTTATCATTTACAAGATTAAATCTATTTTCTGGATTACCAGGATATGTATTCCAACTAGCACCGTTATCCATTGAATATTCTACTTGTATATTATCCTGAGGAATACCGTTAAACATATTAGTAACATTAGCAGCAATACTACCATCCCAATTATTTACTTTAGTACCAAAAGCGTTTACGTCAGCAGTAGTAGCATTTATAGCTTTAGCTGTTATTAAACCGTTAACTGATAAATTACCAGCAATAATAGCATTTTTACTAACACTAATACTATCACAACTAATAACATCAGTAACAGTAAGACCTTTAAACGTAGCACTACCATATTGTGTTATGTTCCAATAACTACTATTTACTTGACTACACATATCTTGTACATAAACCCAACCAGAATTATTAGCATCGCCTAAATATAAACTACCATTACCTCCAATTCTAGCTCCAGCATTAGGAATTATAGTCTTAATACCTGCAAGTCTAAGTGTACCATCAAGTTGAGGAGTATTAGCATTAAATGCAGAACCATCAGCTATACCAAGAGAAATAGTTTTACTAGAATGATTATATTTAAGACCAGCCCATTGATTCCAATCCCAAGCAGTTTCACCAAAACGAATAGCCGCACCTGTGTTGAAAATAACTTGCGCATCAATGGCACTAATAGGAGTTAACTTGTTGCCAATCTTAAGCGCACCATTCTGCAAGGTGGTACTGATGGTGTTGCTTGCGCTGATGGTGGTCGCACCGCTCAAAGCACCGCTCACGTTAGCCGTTCCGTTGAACGACTGTCCCCAGATGGTTCTTGCCGTTACAAGTTGGTCTGCTTGCTTCACGATGCCAATTCTCGTAGCACCATCAAGCAAGGTGTAAGGGCTATCCCCTGTGGTTGCTGGCAAGCTTTGAGCCGCAGAGAACGATGTATTTGTCACCAAAGTTCCTTGGCTTGTGAAATCGGCAGACGTGCGTCCTGTCTTCTTGATGATTGTGTAAGACAGACTTCCATATTGACATTGGCAATTTCCCCAAAGTTGAACATTGCCAGTTGCATTGTTGTAGTACACACGCAACCTTGAAGACATGTTTCCAACCAACTCACGCAAGGATATGTTAAAGTTGTATGCCCCAGAGTCCTTCGCTCCATTCTGACGGATTTTCAACACGACAACCGAATAGGTATCGTTAAATCCGTTGGAGAAGAGGAACGTGAAACTTCTATCATCATATTGGTTGCTTGTGACGGTAATGTCAAACAACTTCGCCCAATAGTGGGAAAGGCTTGCGGTGTTGCTGTTTACCGCTCCCGACCATACGATGTTGTCTTTGTGCCAACCATCGAGCAAATCCGCATTGAGGTTTGTCCATTGTGCGGTAGTCGAAGCTATGTGATTCAAGCCGTTGTAACCGAATTGCATACCTCCCTTGCCGAACTTCACCATTCCTGCGTTGTTGTTGCCAACGCCCATCAAGCCGATAGTGTTGCCAAAGTTACAATCACCAATGTAGCAATCATCGCCAATGCGCAATCCATTGTAAGCACCATTCAATGCGCTTGCCTCAATCTTAAGCTGACCTGTGAGCGTTCCACCTGTCAAAGGCAAGTACTTTGCGGCGATGGTATCCACATGTGACTTCGTATAAGCATCAGTAATGCCATACCCACTTATCGTTGTCGGCTTGCTTGTGAGTTCTGAGAAGGCAAGGCTGTTCTTGATTGCAAACGAGCCGAAAGCACCCTTGTTGCAATAGGCGAGGTTTGAACTTGTGCCACTAAATGCTCCGTTCCAGTAAGCTATGAAGTTCATGTCAGGAATGATGTTGCCATCGATCGATATGTTAGTCCATCCCGAAGTGCCCACCGCATAAAGGCTCTTCTTCGTGTAGCTCTTGGTGTAGGTGATGGCTGTTCCACTGGTGGATATGCCAGTCACGAACACATTGCTTCCACTTGGCTGAGTAACCGAGCGCAAGCCATCCGTAATGCCAAATCCCGACAAAGTGGTTGGCTTGTTGGTGATATAGCTCCACGCAAGGTTTCCTTGGAACGCCGTGAGAGCCTTGATGTGTGGAGCAATAAAGTAGGCATCGCCTTGGTTCGTCACGAACGAAAGGCTTACTCCTGCTCCTATAGTGTCATGGTCAGTATAAACCAATGCAGCCGATTGAACGCCACTTGCATCAGGGTTCTCGCTAGTTGAGAAAACCAATTGCGGACCGCCATCGCCATAGGACAGCTTTCCAGCCGACTTGATGTAGTTTGCATCGTTGCCATAGGTATTTCCATAAATCACCAAGCGATTCTGCTCAGCCTTGTGGCTTGTGTTGACGGTGACGGTAGCCTTAGACAACTTCAAGATGTTGTCTATCTTGGTGATTCCTGTCAAGGCTTGCTCGGCACTGCTGCCCTGCACCTGTGTCGTTCCCACATAATGAGTATGGTTAGACAAGCTGAATGTGCTTCCCTTTGTCAAGGTCAAGGTATGCCCACTTACAGATGCAGCCGTAACCGCATTGCCCGAGCCTGTTACGCTAACGGCATTCACACCGTCTGTGATACCATATCCGCTGAGACTTGTTGGCTTAGAGGTCAAACTTGCAAAAGTATGTGTATGCCCATTGAGCGAGAATGTAGAGCCTTTTGTGAAGGTTACCTTTGTTCCACTCTTCGACACGCTAGTTACGGCATTGCCTGAGCCTGTGGTTTCAATGCTTGTTGCACTACCACCTTCCAAGCTAGAGATACGAGAATCAAGAGCCTTGATGGAGTAGGCAGAAGCTATCTCGCTCAGCGATTCTGATGTAAGCTTCAAGGCATTTGAATAACTCTTCACACCGCCGTTCAAGCCGCCACCACCGCCCGTGGTAGATGCTCCTGCTCCGTATGCCGTGATACCGCCTGTGGCATAGAGATTACCATCAATCTTAATAGCCTTGTTTGTGGAATCATACGTGAGCTTAATGCCATGGAAGGAGATTGCGCCCTCGAAGGTAGCATCGCCCGATACGCCAAGTTTAGAGAATGGAGCGTTTGGCTTCAAAGACACAAGGTCGGCAACGCTCGTTCCTGTACTTCCTTCCTTCCAAGTCGGCTCGAAGAAGATGAGGTATGCGCCCAAGTTTTTTTCGCTGATAATGAAAGATGTAGGGTCAGCGTGAACCTTTCCGCTCACGTCCCACCAGATAGCACCATTGGCAAGGTAGCCAGAGCCGTCGAAGCGGATGAGGGAGGTTGCAGGGGTAAGATTTCCGCTATTATAGTCCTTATCCACCATCTGACCGCCCCACCATGTTGCGATACTCTTCTTTCCTCTATTCGGGTCTATTGCTCCGTTGATACCGCTCTGAACGTTTCCGTCTCCGTCTCTCAGCGCAAGGAGCGTTGTCATTACAAGACCACCGTCAATATCTGTAGTCTGACCGAGCGCATCCTTGAGATACTTGTAACCTGCGAGGTCTGTGATATTCTGCTTCAAGTCACCATATATCTTGCTAGTGATATATGCGTTTGCCAAACCCAGCTTGTCATAGAAGGCAGAATATGCGCTTTGGAAGTTGGTGAACTTCGTTCCCACGGCTGAGACGATAGTAGCCTTGCCGTTGGTATCAGCCTTATTGTAATTTTTAGATATATCTGAGAGATACGTAACGAGTTCCGTCTTGGCTGTAGTGAGTGTTGCAAAAGCAGTTTTGAGGTCAGTGAGTTCCTTGGTGTCCTTCAGTACCTCTGCATCCTTCACCTCATTGTACGACTTCTGTGCTGCCGCAAAATCATCCTCAAGTCGCTTAGAATCCTGCGCCATTGCCGCAATCTCGGAAGGCTCTAGGTAGCCATCGGTAACATAATTATCGAATTCCTTCTTGTTATCAGTGACCGTCTTTCCGAGGTTCTTAATGTCCGTCTGTGCGGTCTGTGCCGCCTTCTGAGCATCTTCTGCTGCCTTTTTGGCTGCGTTGGCAACGGTATCATCGGTGTATTTAGATGCTTTAATCCAATCACCGATGGCGAACTGAGAACCTGCCGCTTTGTTGGTCTGACAGCGCAATACCTCATTCTTGTAGGTACTGCCGTCAGAAGGATAAGTGGCATTAACCCATATATCGCCAACCTGATAAGGTGTCGTAGGCTGAACGCTGAACACTTTCATCTTCCCGTTTGCGGTCTCCTGTGCCATTCTTGCATCGGAAAGGGCTTTGGCGATGTCGGTATCTGTAATGATAGTCCACTTATAGGTGTTGCTATCCTTGGCAAAGCGGTATGCCTTGCCCGTCTTGTTGTTGTAGTAAAGGTCGCCAAGATGGATTTCTTTATCCTTATCGGTCTTCCAACTGATGGCTGGGGCATTCTCCAAGGTAGGAACACCATCATAGAACCACGTTTCGATAGCACCATCCACCTGATTCTGCAATTCGGCAATCTTATTGAAATACTGAGACAATTCCTTGCCATCCACAGTGGATTTAGCGGAAATCTTAGCCTTAACAGACATTTGCTTAGTGCTGCTATCATATCTGATATAAGAGCTGCCCTCATAGCCATTCTCCTTTGTAGGTCTATCACCTACATACATATCACCATAGACGTTGAAGAAAGCCTTGTTATTCTGCTTATTCACACCATATTCCACGTACTCCCTATTGGCAAAGGAATAGCTGTTGATGCCGTGATAGAGGCTGATGGATGGCGAATAGGTATCTACCGCCGAGAAGATAAGGCAGTTCTGACGTTCTACATCGGTTCTATTACCGCACTGATTGAGCACATCACCTTTAGCAGGTACATCGCTTGCCGTAGCGCAATCGGTATCGGAGAGGTCGATATAATGATATTTCTTTCCTTCCAGTTCCACGGGGTCTTCATCACGACCGATTACCAATCGCCAATAGAAGTGGTTGCCAGCCTTGTGATAAGTGCCCTTGCGTACATTGAATGATTCCGAACGCACTTGGTCGTTAACCGCGAAATCATTATCCACGGCATCACCATCCTGCTCTGCTAAGAAATAGCAACGATAAGCCTTCTGTGACACATTATTATATGTCACAGTAACCTCTTCTACCTTATGAGCCACCACACCGCCAGCAGGAGAGATTATCTCCTTACCGCCAATGGTGGATGTTTTATTGATAACCAACTCCTCGAAGATAGCCTTCATTCTTACCTCCAAGTAATCTGTGATGAGGTGCGAACGACCTTCTGCATCGGGAATCCATGAGCCTCCGTTCTCATTGTTGGAGTTACCGACAAGCAATCCACTAAAGAACTTCTGCACCTTTTCCCAAGTGATTGTGCCCTTTGCGGTGTTATCCTGCAGCCTAGATACAAACTCCATCCTAGAACGTCTAGCAGAATAAACGTTACTATCGGATGCAGGAGTGGTATCGTTCATGCCAATTACATAGACACCTCCACCATTACCGCTTCCTGTGCCGCCTATCTGCATTCCATTCACCTTAATGGAGTCAACCTTGTCTTCCAACTTACCCAACCGGCTAGTAGCTGCCTTTTCGCCTACGGTGTACTGAGGATGGTCGTAAGGAATATCCAAAGGTATCTCCATTCCGATGATACGAGAGTTTCGGTAGTGCTTGCCATCCGCGTCCACCTGCGCAAACATATCATTAATCAGCTTTACCTGTTCACCGAGAGGATGGTAATCGTATGTTCCATCATTGTAGAACTTGTCGCCATCCATCGTGCAGGTGAAGTTTGAATTGCTGATCATGGTCTTCTGATAGTACTGCTTCGCTCTATCGAACAGAGATAACTGAGCAGTAGGGATGAGGTCCGTATCTGTAATCTTGGTTGCGTCCCAATTGAACAGGAAGTACTTATCACCTACCTTCGGGCACATAACGCCATCGGGAAGAGTTCTTCCGTAGGTGTCGTTAGCCACTATCTCGAAAAAGTTCTCTTTGTCTATAATCTTGAAACTTACATCGAACTCCATACCCATGAGAGCACCGCTAGTGAACTTGATACCTAGAGTGAGGTTACTCTTTATCCAACTCTCCTTGAAGCTATTAGTGAAAGAGTCTGTAGAAGTGACCTGCCAAAACGTCTGTGTAGTCTTCGTCCCGTCTTCGTTATCAACGGTGCTATCATACGTCTTGATACTGCTGACAACACTCTCAACCTTTGGGTATTCTTCCTCGAACATCACAACACCCTCGATAGCCTGCTTGTTGTTCTTTACGACATTTACGTTCTCCAGGTAGCCATCCTTGGCGTAGAAACCATCACTATCCACTTCCTTGTTAGGGAGCATGAGGTAATCGGTAGCTACGCCATCGGTAGTGACGTCCGCATCGGCACCAGTGAAATATCCTTTCGGAATATTTCTGTCTGAGCCGAATGCGTACAGTCTCGTAATATAAGTTGACTTAGATTCCGAATAGGACATAGACAGAACATTAACATCCTGTTCGAATGTTGTCTGCCCTTCCATTTCGCAATATCCAAGGTATATAATAGAGCCATCTATCCACCACTCGCAGTTGAGTGCGTCTTCAGAACAGATGGCGTTGAGAGCATCGAGAATGCTGATAGAGCCGTACTCGATCAAGAATCTCTTCTGAACATCGAAAGCCTTGTTGTTGTACGTAGTGTAGTCAACAGAGAAATCCTTGCCATTATACGTAAGACCTAGTGCCTTTAGGTTGCCGAGTATAACGTTCATGTGTACACCTACAGTTGTGGTGAGGTTGAAGGAGGTCTCGTTGGCTCCGTGCTGAGGGCGATACTTGCAAATCTTATTCTTCCAAGACATATAGTAGGCATCCATCTGCATTTCGTAGTCGTAGCCATCACTATCATTGTGCTTAGGGAAGTATGATGATGTAAGCTCAAAGTAGCCGAAGTCGGGAATCTCTACGGAGTCCCCAATCTCGAAATAGACAGGAGTAGCCGTAGTGAACTTCAAGATGATGTAGTGGTGGTCCATAAGCTGATATGACAGCTTAGAACCCTCACCGAAGTCCTCTAATGTGAAGAATACCTTGTTATTTCTCTTAATCTGAATCATTAGCTTGTATATTTACTTGTTTCACTTCTGTCACTAGGGTCTGGCTCGTTGAGCTTTAGGCTGAACTTTGCCATTTCCCGAATGCACTGACTAAACTGAGTGCAGGAGAGATAGATACACCGATACCACACATTAGGCTGAAATCGGGTGCGGATAACCAACTCTCCCTTGGCAAGAACCTCCTCGCAAAACCTAGCATAGTTCATCAAGAACGTATCTGAGTCCTTGGCGGTCATATTGAACGGCAGCGTTATCTCCCTCTCATCCAATCTAGGATTGTGCTTGATAACCGACTTTCCGTCTTTTGAGCGATACTTGTTGCTGATGAACTCCTTGTTTGGTGCAGGGGTCATGAGCGCACTGAGGGCGGTTTCGTCTAGAAAGATGCCCCACGTAAGGTAGGCATCCTTGCCATTTATGTAAAGTTGTCCTTTAAGCATAACTATTTAATCATTAAATAACCTCATAGGCTTCGCTGTGAGCCGCTTTTTCTATTGTTGAGTATAGTTGTAAGGGTTGACGAGCGAAAAGCCTATAGAGGTCAAATATCCTTTAATCTTCTGTTCATATCATCCAGCTTTGTTCCGAAGTCATTATAAGTGAGCTTTGAATACTTCACTATGTCTTCGAGGTAGCTGTTTGTCATAATCATCATATTTCTAATCTCCAATACTGCGCCATTGGTTGAGATACCGAGTGTAACGATGCTCTCCATCTGTGAAATGGTGGTAGTCATGTTCTGAGCGATAGACTCTCCTGCAATCTGCAGGGCGGTGAAGCGACCATTCAGCTCGTCTGCGGTATCTTGCCCCATAGATGCCCATCCTCCGCTTGTTGCGGTCTGTGATGAGGATGAGGAACCAGTGTAGCCTGTTACCTTTGCCCACTCGTCACGTCTCTTCAAGCCTTCCTGGACTATATCATCGTAACGCTTGTAGAATGCATCTACATCATCCTTGGTTAGCTTTCCGTTTTTATCCTTCATAGCCTTTGCCCAATCATCGTAGAGTTTCTTCAAGTCTCCATTGATAAGGTCTTCCATACTGAAAGAGAGAAGGGACTTCTGCATCTTTTCTGCGAAATCATCTGCCATTTCGCTAGCAAAGTCGCTACCATCCTTCTTCATGTCCATAAGGTCCGTCAAAAAGCTATCTCTCATTCCACTGAAGGAAATCTGAGTAAGATTCTCCTTGAACTGCTCTGACAACTCTTCTAGCTTGCCCGCTTGGTCTATGTAGTCATTCAGCTTCTCTGTAAGACGCCCACCATAGTTACCCTTTCCAGTGTTCTCGATATGCTCCCAAATGGCAACGTTACCACGGAGGAGCTTCATTTCCTCTGGACTGAGGGAGAAGAGGTCGCCATTGAAATCTGATTTGACGTTCTTCTTGATCCAATCCATCTCGTCACTACCGAAGCCGCCCCAATAAGCGTTCCATGAGTGGTGCGAACCATGATAGCTTGCCTGCGCCTTTGCGATGTCGAGGTAGTTCTGATTGGTCTCCTGCTGATTCTTATAGGCTTGCTCGTAGTATGAGGTTGCCTTGGAGCCAAAGGAGTTTTCCATTGCATCAGTCAAATCCTCGATGGATTGCTGCAAGAGGGTATTTCTATCCGTCAGTCTTTCGATGGTATCATTGACCTTCTTTGCATTTCCATCTCCACCGAACAGACTATTAAAGCCACCGAATGAAAGCGTGTTGAGGATATGAGAAACGTTGTTCCCGATACTCTTCAATGGTTTCATAACGATGTCACCCGATAGAGCATCATCGAGGATGCCCGTTACTGCGCCAAAGACCGTGTCTATGAGGTTGCTGATGAGTGTTCCGAAGCCATCTTTCAGAATATCGAGGATGCCGAGTATTGCGGAGATTATTTCACCTACCATACCGCTATCCCCTAAAGCTTTCGTCAGAGATTTGGCTGCGTCACTATCTTTACCGAGCAACCCTTGGATGCCCTTTGCTAGAGTGTTGGCAACGTCCTTCTGCATAGAGCCACCGAAAAGCTTGTCAAGCCCTAGGATAGAGTTTCCTATGCCTTTGAGTGACCCCGATGTAAGACCCTGCAAACCATTTTCTAGCTGCTGGAACTGAGAAACTGCCTTCTGTGCAGATGTCTGCAAGTCTGATGATGCCTTCTGAACTGATGAGCCAAACTCCAAAACGTTGTTAGATGCGGTAGCGAGAACGCCCTGCGCTCTAGAGAGGTTGGCTTCAGCCTTGCTGATACTTGTCTTGTCACCGCTCTTCTTAGCCTTGGCAAGGTCTTCCTGCGCCTTGGTGACAGCTTTCGTGGCTTCAATCTCTCGCTCCTGTGCATCAATATAGCCCTGCATGGCTGACTGATAGGAGTTGATGTCGTCCGAAACCTTCTTAAAGATGTCACTATTCCAGATGGTGGCAGAGCCTTGTAACTTGGAGATAAGTTCCTGTATGGTCTTCTGCTCATTAACATCTGTTGTGCTCTTGGAGAGTTCTTGCAGCTTCTCAATGGTAGGCTCCAGTTGGTCCTTGAACATAGCACCGAAGTCTCCGAAGACGCTTCCCCAATCGATGTTTTGTCTGATGGCATTTATCTCGATGGTTTGGAGGTCCTTCTTTCTCTGCTGCTGAAGAGAGAGCTTTTCGCCCTGCGTCTGAGCCTTGGCTATCTTCTCCTCGTACTCCTCGGCAATGGCTTGCTTCTGCTGATAGAAAGAACCATACTCCTTCAAGTAGTCACGCATAGAGGTGAGGGCTTCCCTGTTGACCTCATCAAGCTTCTTATTATACTCTTGGGTAGCGAGGTCTCTAGCCTTATTGAGGGCATTGGACTGAGCAGAGGTAAGGGTTACTTTCTTGCCAGCTTCCTTGTTTTTCTTCTTGAACTCTGCTTCCTGCTTGTCAATTTCGGCTTTGCGCTTGGCATAGTCGTTCTTGATTTGAGCAAGCTTCTTCTCCGTGCCTTCCTGCATCTGAGATATATCGGTGTCGATATTTTCCTGCTGCAGCTGCTTCAAGTCCTCGTTCAGTTCTTCCTGGGCCTTCTTGCGGTCTTCTGCCTGCTTCTTGGCATCGGCGGCGGTTTTCTTGGCTTTGGCAGCGTTCTTCTTTGCGTTTGCTTCTGCCTCTTCCTTTTCGCGACGCTTCTGCTTAGCATCGTCTTCTGCCTTGGTCTGCTTGGTATTCGCTGCATTGGTATAATCCCATCCTCGCTGGGCAATATCGTTGGTTGACATCCACTTACCATTGACCAGCGCACCAGACTTCTTGTTGTTTGCAAGGTCGCGTGCCAAAGCGGAAAAGTACTTACCTAAGCGTCCTAGCTCCGGAATATTCATATTCTGCATCCAAGATGGTATCTTGGCATCGAAGTTGACGTGGAAGTTGATGTTGTTCTCGGAATAGTTCTGCATAAACTCCTTGACACGGTTGTAGAGAACGTGTACATCCTCACCGGCACCCTGGAGTTGTTTCTGCAAAGCATTTATCCTGTTCTTGGTAGATGTGGCCTTGTTTCCGAAATCCTCTGTTGCATCTGCCGCCCGGTTGATATTATCTGCCTCTTCACTATGCAGCTTCTTTGCAGCTCGAAGCTCATAGAGATAACCAATCAATGCCTTCCTGGCATCGCTTGTTTTGTCTCCTGTAAAACCGAAAGCATTAGCTAGCTTTTCTGATTCGGATATCAAAGAAGCCTCTAACTGATTGTATTGCTTCAGATAGGTCTGATACTCCTTGGAGTGCTCATTCAAGCCAGCCATCTTCTGAGTTAGGTCGTCAAACTGTTTGATAACCGAGTCAGATACGATGTTCTGTATGCCGACGGCTATACCGCTGCTAGAGGTTCCATAATCCTTCAACTTACCCAAAAGGGCTTGCTGAGCGCTATCAACACGGTTGTTGTATTCTTCATTAGCCTTGGAGATTGCATTGGCTCTGTTGCGCTCTGTAGCCTCCAGCTTAATTTGCTCGACGAGTTCTTTAGATTTATCTATCTCCTGCTGCTTAACATCCACAAGGTTGCTCTCGTCTTCCTTGATCTTGTCAATAGCAATTCCGTAGTTGTCATAGATGTTTGACAGCTCCTTGATAGTGTCCTTGTAAACCTTGGAGCCTTCCTTTGCAGTCTTCAGAATGGAGACTAGCGACTCGACCTTGCTTGAAGCTTCATTTGCACTCTCGGTAAACTTGGAAGTCTTGGTAGCGGCATCCTCAGCGCTATTGCCGAATAGATTGAACATCGTGACTCCAGCTGCTACTGCACCAAGAACCAGACCGAGAACATTTGAAGAAGAGACCAAATTGAACAGAGCCATGGCATCCTTGGCGGTTGTGATAGACTTCGCTAAAGACAAGAATGCTTTCGCACTCTCCCAAGCTACCTGTGCCTTAGATATTGCTATCATTGTTATCACCGCAGCCTTGTATGCTCCATACGCTGCAACGACAGTCATAAGCACCTTGCCTACCGTCTCCCAATTCTCAACGAGGGTGGAAACGACTCCCAATCCGGTATTGATAACACCCTCCTGGGATTTGCCGAGGTCATTGAACATCTGCTTGATGGCATCCTCAATGTTGCTTATCTGACCTGTAATAGTCTTGGACTGAGCCTCCATCAAGCCACCAAACTTACTACCCTCGGCGGTCATACTCTGCATTGCCTGGATGAAGATATCACTGGTAACCTTGCCTGCCTTGATTTGCTTCTGGACCTCCTTGATGGCATTGGTAACGTCAAGACCCATAACCTTGGCTATCTCGTCTGCGATAGGAATACCTCGGTTGAGGAACTGATACAAGTCCATTGTGTCCATCTTGCCCTTGGCGATGGTGGTGCCGTAAAGCATCACGAGGTCTTTAAGGTTCAGACCCATACCTGCTGCAACGTCTCCCAATCCGATAAGCGTCTTGTTGACATCCTCGGCCGCTACGTTGAACGCAAGGAGCTGCTTGGCTCCCTCTGTAACGTCTTCAACCCCGAAAGGTGTGACGGCTGCCGTGCGGATCAACTGCTTCATGAGAGCATCAGCTTTCTCCTCAGACTGCAACATTGTCTTGAATGCCATTTCTGTCTGCTGGAACTGACCGCGGACCTGCATCATCTGATTGACGAACTTGCCAATGCTCCAACCGCCAATGGCAATGTTCATACTGTTCTGTATATTCGAGATTACATCGTCAATAGACTTTCCGTCCTTCTCAACCCTCTCAGCAGTCTGATGAACTGCGTTCTGAATGTCTCGAAAACCGGAAACGACCTTGGCTGTCTCGACTATTGTATCGAATTTAATGCTTGGCATAATGTTCTATTTTTCCTTGAATTTATACTCTGTTATAAAGAATCGCCGGGGAAACACCAAATATGAGTGTTCGATATGGGAACTTTACGTGCGTGCGCAGGTAGACTTCGGTTAAATCTCGGTCTCGGACTCTATAACCGCCTTCATTACCGCCTCCTTGTTGTTGCCATCAATGACCTCTTCCCCTGCTGCTGGTATATGGGCTTTCTTCCTCTCCTCGTCTGACAGATAGATTGAAGTAATCTTATCTTTGAGCATGAGAGTCAGGTTGTTATACGATATTCCCCATACCACGTAATCGAAAGTCCATCCGTATCTTTCGCAAGCAGCGTCTATGAGTGTTCCCCATATTGTCTTACCTCCGAAGATAAAGCTATTCTCCGACTTCTTCGCTGCGTTGACCTTTGCCATACGCTTCGCTTCTTCTTCCATTCCTGTCTCTTTGGCTATTGTCTGGTATGAGTTAGCCTTAAGGATGATGATGAGAAGAGTGGCTATATCCTCGTTGGAACATTCTTTGAAGATTAACTCCGTCTGCCTGCTTACGCATTTGGAGTCTAGTATTTCGTTCTTTGTATTGAGTGAGTGATATGCAATCAATCTGCAGCATGTCTCCCTTTTGGTGTTTGCAACTCGCAATGCTTCCAAGAATGGATCAGCTTGAAGTAACTCTTTGTCTAGCTCCAAGCTATCTACTAACTGCGACGTTAGGTACATCATGCCCAGTGTAGTAGGGTAGATGTTAACGTGAGCGTGCTCAGTATCAAAGCCTATCGGCATATCTGTGAGCGTATTCGATATAATGATTCCTAACTCTTCCATATCACTCGAATTTAAATTGTTGGCACCCAAGGCAGGACTCGAACCTGCGTCTTTCAACCAGCTTTTGAAGACCCTGGATTTTTTTGCATGCGACGGACTATTTGGTCTCGCTCTCCCAACTGAGCTACTTGGGTAGGTTGCCGGCTGATAACCCTCAGTCGGCAGAAGGGATATTAGGATATGCCTATGTCTCTGCGTATGTTTCCGTGATTTCAGCAGGAGCGGTATTGCCATCCTGCGGCTTTTTGAAAGTCAAGGCATACTTTTCACCTGTTCCCTTTGTGGCAGTAATGACACGCCAACGGTAAGCACAATATACGTCCTCACCCTTCGAGTTGACAGTCTTAGCCACTGCGTCACCCTCTGGAATGAGAGCTGAGTGAGTGTACGTGATAAGAGCACCGCTCTCAGTTGTATAGGCCTCTTCTGCACCGATAGTAGTGTTACCCATGTAAACGCCAGGAAGCTCGGCGTCTTCCGGTTGGATAGCCAAACGGAAGTTACCCTCTACGGTACCGTCGATGGTCTTGAATGGCTGCGACTGGTTCTTCTTGATGAAGAGCTGATATGCAGCCTCGTAGGTTGACTTCTTTGTCTTGCGGTCAACAATTCCGCCACCTTCCTCAACCTGGGTCATTGTATCGCCCTTCGTTGGAGTAACAGTAGTAGTGCCATCCTTTGGAGTTGGGAGCTTAGTCCACTCGTTCTTTTTGCTACCTACCTCTTGAACGTAGATAGTGCATTTGCCCCATGATGTTACTGACATAATTTAATCGTTTATGAGTTTATATTCAACTTGATTATTTATTACATGTTCTCCCGTGCTTGTTGCATATACCCTCTGCTCAATAGCGTGGGCAGCATATTCGCTCGTTCTGAACGTTTCCAAGAGATCCCAAGCCAGTTTGCAGATTTCGTCAACTCTGATAGTGTTCTCCTCGAACTGCCCATCTACGTCCTGGTCTTGTATATATATATTTACATTTATAATTGCCGTTTGAAGCTGCGTTCCCTCATTAGCCAAGATGGAGATAACGACATCTTCCTTATGAGAATTATGCGGTCTCATCGTCTTTGACAGCTTGCCATTGACGTTGTTCATAAAACCGCTTTCATTGATGTACCGGTAAACATCTGTCTTAATTGCTCCGTCTGATTTCATATCTTCCACTTGTTTATTTCATTAACTGCTGAGTCTATTGCTGTCTTCACACGCTGCTCTACAATGGATGTGGCCCATAGCTTCGTTGATGCGAGGACATCCTTGCTTTCCAAGGCTTCCACCTCTCCTGCGTATTCCATTCCGGCAACGACTACCAAAGCATAAACCCTGGAATATTCCTTAGCAAGGTCATTGATCATCTTCTTGCCCTTTGCAGAGCCGTCTGTGCCACTGAGAACCTGCGAAAAGGCTGATTCCATATATTTACTTCCCTGCTCGTACACGGCGAAGCCTATAGAACTTCTTAGGTTGCCCGTATGGTCTATCCAGCTTTCCTTGGCAGACCTGTTACGGATTCTAACCACAGATTCATCTCCTAGCTTGCTCAATGCTTTAAGCACATTCTCCTGTATCTTCCTTGCGGCTCTTTGTAGGAAGGCATCGAGAGCGGAAGCGCTGGTTGTCATTCTTATGCCCATATCTTACACTGGAGTTGATAACGATGAAATCCCTTGACCTTGATAATTACCTCCTCTGCCCCTAAAATTTCTAGCTTGATAAAATCCCCATAAGAGAACTTTTCAATTCCTACGGGCAAGTTATGCACTTCGTAGGAGTAGTAATCAATAGAACCGTCAGATGTAACTAACTTGTTGGCCTCGCCAGCAGGAACTACATCACAAGTGCAGCAGAACTTCCACTCGGTCTTGCCCTGGTGATAATTTCCATCATCATCTGTATAGCCAGCTACCTTCTGCTGCCGGTATAGCTTTGAGGCATGAAAATTCAATAGACTCATCAGCAATTAATGTAAACTGTCGGCTTTGGAGTAAGTGAAACCTCCTCCTCGCCGATAGAGTTATATAAACGATTGACTTGAACTAATATAGCCTTTCGCTGGTCTTCCGAGAGGGAACCTATTGATTTGTCCGCTTCGGAGAAGCTAACGGCTTGTATGAGAGAAAGCAGACAGTCGGCAAGCGTTCCTTTGTAGGCGTCACTTCTGGCAACGTCACCAGTGAACTCTGATTCGATATCGAGGTCACGCTTTATGCAAGCGTTTTCCACGAAACCATAGGGGATAGGGATGTGTACCTCATCCACCAAAGCTTGTCCGACCGTCTTCATGATTACTCCTCAGCTTTAGCTGCGTTATCCTTGAACTCCTTCTTCTTTGTAGGAGGCAGCTCATTGTAGGCATCAATGACCTCCTTGTCGCTGGCGTCACTAGGAAGTGTAGCACCAAGAGCGTTGAGAGTTGTGATAGCCTCCGGCTTCTTGTAGGTCACATCAGAGATTGTTACCTTAGCGTCCTCTGTATCTGCTTTCTCCTTTTCGGTATCAACAGAAACGTCTGGGTCAGCCAGCTTAGTATCAATCTGATAGATTGTGTCAACGTCCTCGATGACAGGCAAGCAGTATGCCTGCACCGCAGTAGTCTCACGCAATGGATCAGTTGTTGAATACTGAGAGATAAGCTTGTAATCAATCTGCTGATAGGTTACACCTGCCACTCTGTTGGTTGCCTCTGCTACCTGACCGTAAACGAGGGCACCAATCATCTGTGAGCAGACACCGATAATCATATTGTTGTTCCAAGGCTTAACACTCTTCTTCACGCCATCATGCTCTAAGCGGACGGTACGGTTGATAATGCGGAATGATACACCGGTCTCGTCCAAGAATGCTTCCTGGAATACGCTGGAAGTAGGAACCGGCAGCTTTGTGTTGGAGTCATAAGTCTGACCCTTATAGTTGGCAACAAGCTCGCGAGCGTCCTGTGCCTTCTTCAATTCGTCAAACTTAGCCTTTCCAATCCAGAAGATCAAGATGGTGTTGCCATCATTCGAAGCTCTCGCGATACATTCCTTCAAGTCTGCAACGGTAATACCAGTATCAACATTGTTGATGCCGAGCTGATTTTTCGGCAAGTACTGATACTTGATACGGAGCAACTCCTTTGGATTATCGTCGTCACGAACAGCTACGTAGCCGTTAGAAAGACCATACAGAAGGGCGTACTCATTACGCTCATCAACACCGACATTACAAGCTACCGGGTCCTGCGCCAACTTACGGCGAATCTCTGCTGTCTGACCTCCCTGTGCTTCCATGAGTCTGAGAGCGAGGATATCTGACTCCTTCAAGAACTTCTTCATACCGACCTTTGGCAGTTTGCCGTTGGCGGTTGAAATCTTGTCATGAGACTTCAAAGGAACAGGAGAATCCACTGCCACGTAGTCAGCAGCTACGTAAGAGGTATCAACTGTGTCGACTTCCCATTTGTTGTCGGTAGAATAAACGCGGCGGAGAATGGATGTATCCTTGTGGAGATACGTCATCTCGTTCTTGCGCTTACCGTTAATCTTCTCAATCAATGTCTTCAGGATTGGGAAGAAACTCAAGATATACTTAAGAAATAAAGAACTCTGTTGCATAAATCACCTCCTTAACCGATTGCATCGTGTCCCCACTGAAGAGTAGGAACGGCTGTTTTCAAAGCTGCCTTGATTGTATCGACAGGATAAGGGACAGCCTTATCGTTAGCCTCACCTGCCGTCATAACACCAACATGAGGGGTATCTGCCGGAACTGTTGTCATACAGATGCCAACATACTCGTGGCTCTCTGGCAAAGAAGCATAAGCCCCACCTGTTACAGGCATTGGCTTGTACTCGCCAGACGTAGTGTCACGAATGATAATGTGTCCGCACTGGATGAACTCTCCAGAGAAACCTGTCAAGTCAAGAACGACACCACCCATGATGCCATTCACGTAATTTCTGATGATTACAGACTCCTTGCCTGAATCATACGTTTCTGTCTTGCTTACGCCATACATAACTTTTAAAATTTAAAGATTACATTGTTTCGGCAAGCTCATCAATCTCATTGTCCTTGATAACCTCAACCTCATCCTTCTTAGGCTTTCTCTGAGCCGCAGGAGCACCAAGCTTTCCGAGACCTTCGTTAGCACGCTCTTGATCGATAGCTGCCAAGTCCTCCACAACACCATCGTAGAAATCATCGAACTCAGATTCGTTCTCGAACTTCATCTTGTCGAAATTCTTCAAGACAGTCTTTCCGAACGTACCTTTGTCCTTAAGGAGTGCCTTCAGCTTAGAACGGCGGCCATCATTCTCACGCTCTGACTTCAAACCGAGGATTTCGGTCTGCAAGGCTTTGTTCTGAGTAATGAGTGCCTGCGCCCATGCTGGGACCTGCTCATCTTTCTCTCTCTTCTGTTTGCGGATTGGTTTCTTGTTGCCGGCAGGGTCATCATCATCGTCATCGACCTCGTCGTCATCCAAGTCTTGACTATCCTTAAAACTCTGGATAGTACGCTGCGCAGTCTTTTGCGCAATCTTAAGATAAGGAAGAACCGCATTGACCTGCTTTTCAATCTCTGCGTTTACATCCTCGTCTGAGGCTTCTTCATCGAGTTCTAAGTTATTGGCAACATCGGCAGCAATACCCTCTAACTCCTCTCTACTGAACCCCAACGCCTTTGATTTGGGTTTCAGAATAACTAAAACTTGCTTCGTTCTTTTTTTCATTCTAACTAAATATTTAATTGAACAATAAAATTCAAGAAATATCCCAGTACGAAGCGATAGCAATAAGTAATGCTGCAAAATTATAAAAAAAGTATTTAATCACCAAATATATTGCAAGGAAATATACTTAATGATTAAATACTTTATGGTTACATATAAATATTAATCTGGATAATTGAGCTTATCCGGTCCAGCTGTGGATAGATATACGGAGAACATATCACATAGTTCTTTTGCTCCTTTTAAGTCGTTGAGCTTGTAATTACCGCATTCCACTTCCGATGCACCTGGAATCGTCTTTGATAGCGAACAAGCCTTGAAGGCTTCTACTATCATTTCCTTTATGAGCTTTGAAGTCCACGTACCTTTAAGGATAAGATAGAAACCTGTAAGACAACCCATCGGTCCAAAATACAGAACGGAATTGCTAAGAGGGCTGTCATTTCGTAGGTAGTCCGCCATCAAATGCTCTATTGTGTGCGCGACAGCAGGTGACATCATATCTTTGTTTGGCTTGCACACGCGAATATCGAATGTGGTAGCAGTCTCCATGCCCCATTTATCTACTCTCGAAACATAAAGACCTGGCTTCAGTTTCGTATGATCAACTTTAAAACTTGGTATCATTCTCTAATAATTTACAAACAACACTAAATGCCTTTTCGGCAAAACTATCCCAAAAACCTGCATACTGCTCGGTCTGGTTCGGCTCCAGGGGATTATCGCTAATAACTCGGATGGACGTAAAACCAATACCCTTCTTGTAGCATACCTGCGCGAGGGCAGCAGACTCCATGTCAATAGCACATACGTTATACGAATTAGGAAGGAAATCCTTAATCGCCAATACCTGCTCTCTCGTAGTGACAAACTTATCTCCCGTAGCTATGGTTCCTAATCTGAATCTTTCATCCATATCAATCCAGGAGAAATCAGAAGGAAAGACTGCCGGCATACCTTGAACTTGCCCGTTGGCATTCGGTTCGCCGCAATATACATCGTGGTAGCAGTACGAATTGCCAATCACGACATTACCAGGCTTTAAACCGGCAACAGCAGCACCGGCACATCCTACCGAGATAACTCTTGTAACTTTGCTGGACGTATTCGACGAAAGAAATTCTGTCAAGCAAGATGCCGCATTAACCTTGCCAATACCAGACTTGATTAAAGCTATGTTTTGAACATTTTTGTAGTCAAGCCAATTCTTTGCAATCCATTCGCTGATAAGGTCGTATTCCTTATCCATAGCGGTAACTATGACAATCATTGCGCACCTCCTTTCGTTAGCTTAAGCTTCTTGCAACGGTTGTAAATAGCGTTCTCGTCCACGCCAATCTTGGTAGCAATGGCTTTTACCGGGTACTTGCCATACATTCTGCGAATGATGAAATCCTCGTCAGCAGTAAACACGTGGCTCTTGCTGATACCCATTTCCTTCATCTTACGATGGATGGCCCAATAATTACGATTGAGCTGCTTTGCAATCTCCGTTGTCGTCATCACCAAAGCGTTAACCTTGATGAACTCAATCTCTTCTGCACTAAAATGTTTTCCTCTACTCATTATTTAATATTTGGGTTCGTTAAGCCGCCCAAGGCTTTCTTTCTCTTTCTGTTATATCTTCTGTTTGCAGCAATCCTTTCAGCGTTCTCTTTACGATAGACTTCCATTCTTGCCAATAAATGTTCCTTATGCTCCTGGTAGTACCTTCTATGGTATTCCCGGATATCCTCCTCACTTCTCGCCATGAACCTTGTCTTTTATAAGTTCGTACAGTGATGGGCTGAGTGTGCTCCATTGATCATTCTCGTCTTTCACGAGATAGAATCCATCAGGAACATAGAACTCTCGATTTCTCAACCTAACTATCAATGTCTGTTTAGTACAGTCTCCGCTGACAGTCTTTACTAACTCTGAAACGTCCGGGCATTTCCATAATTCTTGGATGTTCTCGGAAGATACTTTAATTGCAATCATATCACTTGAACTTAATAATGAAAAACTCATGGTCCAACCACTTGCCTGGGCAAAGACCTTTCTTAGGCTTGCCGGTGGTGATACTCTCAATCTCTTTCTCTATGCGTGGACTATCCTTGCGGTAGCCGTTGATGAATAGAACGTGGGTGAATGGCTTGTATTCCGGCTCACCTGTCACACAACAATAACCGCCGTACTCATCAAAAAGCACTTCGCCGCCTTCGGCTTGCTGGTTTACAAGTCGGGATGCCCAATACGGCTTAATCTCCCGATATTCTTCGGTCTTTTCGCCCGACACTATCATATCGAACCATTCCTTGCTGACTGCAAGGGTAAGAACCTTCTTCTTTGCTTCTGATAAATACTTATCCATTACTTTAGTTAATCTTTCCATAAGCTAACTTATTTTCCCTCTGTTGCTACTACAAAGAAATCGTCACCAATGTCTTTTCTTCTATTCAACTCTTTGCAAAGTACAGATGTATCAGCAAGGTTGATATGCTGGTTTACATACTCCTCCTTATCTGTGAAGGTAAGGAGTGTTTCATCTAGGTTATTTACTTCCTCTATATTCTCCACACTTTCCGAAAGAGATTTGATTTCTCCATGGACAAAATCATACACATTTTTATCGATAACTTTCTGTCTTGTCAGAGTTTCGACTGCTGTTTGAATCTTTAAGATTGATTTTTGCATTTCTTGTTTCATAATCATATTTTGTTTATTTTAGATGAACAACAAAGTTTTTTGGCTTAAACTCGACAAAGCCATTGTCCTTTTTCGTTTGAGTAGTCTCAATACTGAAACCTGCGCAATCCTTAACGAGAACTCTTATTTGAGAACCAACCTTACAGGAAAGCTGAACATAATCAACTTTCTTAAAGTAATGGTCAACAGAATTTCCATACTGAATATGAGGTTTGCCATTACTATCTAATCTAGCCGTTAATTGGTCTAATCTTTCCTCCCTCTTTACACCATCGACTAATGTATGACACCAAAGTGGAGTGCAAGGTAAACATACTAGTCCTACCTTGCCTTCTTTGATTTCATCAAACTCCTTCTCACCTATAGTAATATTCAAAAAAGTCATGTGCTAACCCTCCTTCTCGTTAATTTTAGCAATACGATCATTGTAGGCATCATAGTCCTCTTTACTAATCTCAATAACGCTATGTATGAGAGTTGTACCGCTAACCATATCATCCTTGAATTTCTCTTCTACGTCCGTGATGAGGTTCATGATAGGATAGAAATCAATATCCTTCTCTTCACCTTTAACAGAGCTCGTAACTGAGGTATAGGCTAATTTGCCATCCTTACGTAGGAAGGCGGCTACTGCGTAATAATATCTTTCTTTTATCATAAGTCATATCTTTTTAGTTTATTTGCACTGCTTAGTATATCTCTAATTTCGAAATGAGTTTTGCCAGCCCACCTGGTAAGGTGATTCATTAGCTTGCGAGAATATCTTGCAGAAATCTTTTCAGCCTTTACGATACGATGGTCAACTCTGCCATAGCCACCACCTTTGCTAGCATAATACAAAGCCCATCTAGGCTCCCAGTATTGCTTAATCTTAGGCAGTTTTTTCGATACATTCAAACCATCCAATATCATCCTTATATAGCGAGAACTTCCGTAGCAACGCTTCATTATCTTCTTGGCTTGTCTAATCTTCATAGGCTACTTCTTTTTATTACAAGGGCAGCTCTCGACGTGAATAACACAAACTCCATGTTTCGTGTCTACTATCAGATAGTCATGCCCTTTCTTGGTGAATATTTTTATATTAAACTCTTCTTTTTCGTGTGGAGTTCCTAAGCTGAAAGAAATCCTAAAACCAATTACCCCTATTATGAAAATCAAAAAGAGCAAACCGTATGACTTGGCTAAGTCTAAAATCTTACTCTTCATACGTTAGTCCTCCTTATCGAATTTGTTGCCGACAACATAAACTTCAAATAAATTAACAAACGGCTCGTAATTGTCAACTTTATCTAAACTCTTGAAGGCAAACGTTCCTTCTTCTTCCATATAAACTACCTCATAGAGATTGTCTATACACAAAAGGTCATAGTTATCACGCACTATATCACCTTCCCAAATTTCTTTGCCATCCCTATCTCTCAGTCCTGTAAACATACAGACTGTAGAAGGGTCAATTTGAGTCCAATACCAAGAATGGTCTTCTTTATTAGCAATAAGAATACATAGGTTGTAATCCATGTCTCTTTGAAGAAAACCTTCTTTCCATTTTCCTGTTCCAAGTTCTTTAGCCTTAAACTTTATATTCTCTGTTTTCATAAGCTATTTTTTTTTTGTTAGTTTAATTGCCTTTATAAGACGGTGATCTCCTGCTATCTTCCCGAAATCTTTCTTACCATGATAATAACCAAATCTATAAGTCCAATATCAGGTTTTATAGACTTGCTTCATTATCTTCTTTGCTAATCTAATCTTCATACGCTATAATTGCTTTAATTTATTGATTATTCTAAAGAAGCGTGGCATATTTTTGGAGTGCTCACTTATAAGATACTCTTTCGTCATCAAGTCGTATATCCAGCGTAAAATCGCTGCATCCTCGTGAAATTCGTTAATATCTTGTTCGTCTAAAATTATTCGTTTCTCCATACTACTTCTCCTTATCGAATTTATTGCCAATAACTATGAATTTACCTAATGAAAGATAATAACCTAACGGTTTTTCATAAATCTTTCCATTAGCATGTGTGAGGTAATACCCACTTAACTCTTCCGACCATACAATTTCTGATGGAAGAAAAGGATAATTCTTGATAACATCATGTTCGTACAATTCATTGCCCTTACAATCTTTCAGTCCTGTGAACATACAGATAGTACCTGGATCGACTTCTGCACATCCCGAATAGAATGGTTTATGATCAATGGGTACTATCCATATAGTATTTTCGAAATGAGAAATTTCCCCCTCTATCCATTCTCCGTTGTCAAGACGTTTAGCCCTAAATTTGATATTTTCTATCTTCATATCTATTTTGCTTTAACGTTATACACTCCATCAATGACCTCACCCCATAACACACGGGACAATAGTGTTTACCATCAATCATTTTCCAATTTGAGAAGTCTTCAATATCAGTACTCTTGTCGTAGAATAGTGCAGAGCAAGTATCTGTACCTCCAAATACTTCTCCGCATCTATCGCAAACAATCTGATACATTGTAATTGATCTATACATAAGCTATTCTTATTTAAGTTCTACTGGCTCATCGTCATAAGACAAATCTCTTCCGATGAGTTTCTTAATACTTCCCTTTGGAAGATGAAATATAGAGTAACCAATCCAATAGTCTCCAACTCTAAATGGTTCTGATCGTGAGATTAATTCCTCACCGATTTTATCAACTGCTACCCATGCCATAACTATTCCTCCAATTTCAAATAAGTTCCACCATTACGACTTTCCTTTAGGAAGTCATTAACTTCTTCCTTGTAGGAATAACCACAATCCTTCTGAAGAGCCTTTATCTTCTTATAACCGATACCAGCTTCTCGGCAAAGTTGTGCTGCTGAGCTATAATCTTTGATGTAGCCAATCACATTTTGGATAACTGACCACTGACCTCGCTCGAAGTCTGTAACGCTATCATCTTGTGGAATGCCCAATGCTTTGTGGCACAATCCACACACTCTTACCATTTCTTTTTCAAGCTGCTCAAAGGAGTACTGTCTCCAGTGATATGTAAGGTAGCTTGCGCAACCCAATGCTTCTTTAACTTTATTATCCATAACTATTCCTCCACTTTATTATCTTACGTTACAATAGGTTCGATATTCAAATCTAATCATATACCCTTCTTTTTACCACCTGCGAATGCTTGTGTCATGTTTATCGCAGATATAACATCTTTGTACCTGACACCACAAACTGTTGCCACATCTTTAATTGCCTCATCCATTTTGAATTGCCTTGCCAAAAACTGATTATTCTTTATCAAGTTGACGATTTCTTCTTTCGTATGAATGCCTTTCCAAAATAGTTCGGTATGTGAGCCTCCTCTTTCATCATCTACAGAGAACGGAACACCATAATTAGTATAAATTTCTCCGTGATGCTTGATGAGATGGCGACCAGGATTCTTTCGGATATTATTTATCCAAGTTTCATTATCGCATTCGCGCCATATCTCATACTCTGCCCCTGTCAGCGTTTTGTCAATGCCAATAGGATAATGACCGGAACACCCATTTGTTCCAAAATAAATAATCTCTGCCATATTCTCTTCTTTTTACCCTCTCCCTGTTGTCAAGGAGAGGGTGGTTAGTTACTAAAGCTCATCAAACTCTTTCTGAAATCTCTGTTTGGTTTCATTCAGAAGCTGCTTGAATTTAGTATCAAATTCCATATCAAGCAGTGATAATTTCCGAATAGCATCTGCAAGTTCACCACTGCTTACTTTTGGAGACATACTTAAGAGTACATCTACTTTAGGAATTAAACTCTTTGCTAAGATATTTCCTCTTTCTAATTTTTCTGTATTCATATTACTATCTATTTATATCCTTTGCAGGATGATTAACTAATCTTTTTGATACTATCAATTTCCATACTCCATAGTACAAACTCTCTATTGGAGCGAATGCCATCTTTCTTAGCAGGGTTGATTTTTACTTCAATCTCACCATTATAGCCACCGTAACCTCGATTAGGGACGATGCTTGTAATCCAACAAACATCACATCTAGAGCAGCTAACTTTGTCGCCAACCTTGTATGGAAGACTTTCGATGTAATCATTTACGTAAGAACAGATCTCATCGTTAGCATCATTGATAATGCTTAGTTGTTTGGCAACCTTTACATTTAATTCTTCTTTTGTCATATCTTTTAAAATTATGTCTGAAGACGTTAAACACTAATGTAAATAAATATTTTTATCACCTAAATCTTTTAATGCTATATCCTTACACTTTTGGCAAAGAAATTTGTTTCCCATGCCTTTGTCAAAACATGCTAAAGAAATAAAATCTTCTGGTTGGAATTTGTGCCCACAGCAAAAGCAAGTCTTTTGTACTGACAAATTAGAACTCTCACGCAACTCTTTAAAATGTGCAAACGTCCCAAAGTAGTGTCCTTTTTCACACCCTACAGCTTTGTAGACTTTCTTAATTATTACTTCCATACCTACACCTCCATTTCGTGATTAATACCTAGACCAAAGAGAAGGTGCTGCAAGTCATGCACGTATGAAATATCCCCAAGATAAAAATCATCTTGGCATACGTCATAGCTATCAGGAGCAATATTGTTATAGACATATAATTCAATACAACCTACTTCTCTATCTGTTGGGAACGCACAAAAGTATAGCTTATCATTGATGTTATAATCATAGTCAATAGCATTTGCTTCCCATTTATTCTTACATAGAATTTTCTGAGTGATAGGAATAGGAACAATATCCTTAACCCAAGCACAGCAGTCACCTAAGAGATAGCCTTTCTCTCCTAATTCCGCACCTTCGATGTTCTCTAAGCAGACAACACCTTTCAGAACCGTTCCATCATCTAACTTCAAAATCTTTGATGGGTCTGATGATGTTACTCGGTAAACAACATTCTTAGAGGTGCCTAAAGGTACTCCGTTTGTCATCACCAAATCTCCTGGAATATATTCTAACTTTTCCATACGTTTTACTTTTTATTATCCATCATAAGAGCCATTTCACATACCTTGTGACACATATGGCAAACATCCTCAAGACTTCTTGTATCCCAATTATAGTACATACTTCCGTGGTCTTCGGTTATTACTACAACCTGTCTGTCACGGAGTATTCGCCATATCATTTTCAACTTCTGTTTCATACGCTTTACTCCTTAACTTCTTTAAAAATTACCGATTTTCCATCTGAGCGTACACCTTCACAACATGCAAATTTTATACATACTGGATTATCCTCAAAGAAGCAACCTCTACAACCATTTTGCTCAACTGCTTCAAGAGTGATTCTTTCTCCAACTTTAAGCTCTTTCATTGCTCACCTCCTTCCCAATCATCAGTCGTTCCTAGTAGATGTGCTGTCTCTTCATTGTAAGGAAGACAATATCCAAACCAAGCGTCTCCTGTACATATATACCCATTAGATACTTTATAACTAAAGAAATCTATAGACCATTTATCAGCTTTACCACATCTTACTACAACTTTATCGAATGGCTTTGGAGTCCACTTTAGCTTCAAATCAACAATCTGTTTCTTCTCAATATCCCAGCGTTTGCCTTCCTTTGCAAGAGCATCAAAGAGTTGCTGTTTCTCTTCTTCTGTAGCAAATCTATACTCTTCAGATGATTCCACCTCATCGGCAAATAATAATCCAAACATTTTATTTAGAGAAACATAGAAACTAAGGGTATGCTTATAAAACCTTCGGCATATTGCTACTGATTCTCCATATACCACTATATCTCCATCCTTGAACTCTGGCTGAGTCTTCTCAATCTCCAAAGTCTCAAGGTTTAGTATGCCACCTAATTTTCTTTCAATCTCTCTGACATATCCATAGGCAATATTGTTATCTAACTTGACAAACTTAGCTGTTTCTGCATTTGACACGTCTTCGTAACCATCCTTGCTATTAGAATAGCATCCGTTGAACTTTGTATAATCATCAGATGCCCATTCTTTGAAAATGCACTGAAATCCACAACTATTGATAAGCACATCGCCTTTCTTCCAGGCGAACTTACTCCAGTCACGCATTTCCTTTGATGGGAAAATAATACACTCTCCATCATCATACAATTTGCCATTTTTATCAAGATACCCTTCTCCACCATTCATAAAACCGAACTTTGAATTATAAAAGGATATTTTGAAACTTTTATCATCTACTTCTTCTAACTTGCATTTACCACAAGCGGAAGAATATAACTTAGTTCCTTGTGGCTTATCCTTTAGAATTTCCACTATATTAATCTTTTCTACCATAATTAAATCGTTTTTTGAATTAAACAATGCTGATAATAGCTCTTGCTACAATCAGCGTATTTTGAGATTTTGGGCAGCTCACCATCATAAGGAGTGACTTTCAAGCCATCAATGAAATCAGCATTCTCAGTTGATACCTCGGTATCATGCTCGTTCATAAACACCTTTTGCGCTGTCGTAGAATGGCTTTCAGCTCTCAGCTTACCGAGTGAACGCCAAACCTGCTTGCGATGGATGAACAATCCATGCAAAGGGATTGTCTTTACTTCTACTTTTGTACCCATATCTATCTTTCAATTAAGTTAACTTTCAACTCTCTCAACTGATTCAAAGCATCATCGAGAGCGTTATGATTATTATTCTCAAAGGTCTTCCACTCTTTAATGAACTCCTTTGCGGTTCTGATGTCTCTAGGTTGCCAAAACTTCCAGGGAGCTTCCATATTAAGATACTCACATATGTCTTTAATGCAAAACAGGTCCATTGCCCCTTTAGTCCACACTATAGTGTCTTCTGTATTGTATCTATTAAAGATTTGATATAGCTTATCTACTAAAAATTTGTAGCTATGGACAATATGAGTAGGCTTATTACTTTCTGGACTGTTCTTTTGCTGAATCCACCAGAGTAAAGTTTCTCCAGTGAATGTCCTTTCACAAGTGTTCCAAGTTTTAGGTTCTGCTTGTATCAGATAACGATCTAATACATCGAAATTTTCATCTGCTGGTACTATGCCGATTTGTGTAATAGCAGCATCATTTCTTCTACCTAATGTTTCTATATCTATAATAATATGTTTTGCCATTTTCATAATCTAAACCATTTAAAGATGATAATAACTATTTGATACCCTTGCGCCCAAATCGAAGCAGCCCACGGCATCCGGCTTTAAGAAGCGTTTCTCTAACTTCTCCAAAGCCTCTTTATACTTCTGCTCCATGTGCTTGCAATGAAGTCTCTGAGCTAATTTAAGTTGCTCGACAACACCCTTGCGAGCAACTCTATATTGTTTATCGGACATCATAGCCTTATTCGTTCACATAGTTGATTACGTGCTCCTGTGCTTGCTCATGCAAGTTATCAAAAGCGTCTTCTATAACTTTGGCTGTCTGATCGCCATTAAGGTTCTTCAGCATTTCGCCAACAACTTTTACCTGATGTTCTATAGGTAAAGAACAGAACTCTTCAACAAGGAAGCTTTTCTGATAATTGTAAGACATATCGTGAAATAAGTCTGATAAATCTACGTTTGCTTTATATACTGACATAATCTTAATCGAAAATATGATGGTTCAACTTTCTTTTTCTGAGGTTTCTCTTAATCACTTCCATATCCTTGTGGTCGTTAGTGTGGTCCGCAAGAAGCTTGATGATTTCATAGATGTCATTTGCGTTATCCTCCAGGTTGGCGCAAATATTCTCATCACCGAAGAAACTCTTATTAAAGGGTTTCAAGTGGAAGTAGTACTTTTTGGCTGCATCCTGCATCTGAGTGTAGTGCATCTTCTGCTCTTGCTTGTACTGAACACTTAACAGCCTAAACATACCCTGTTCATCCTTGATAAGCTGATCCAATACATCTGTTACCATTGCAATCAAGCAGCCATTGACCTGCAGGCGTTGGATAATCTTTTCCTGCTTCAAGCCTGATGTTACACCAATCTCTGAGAGTGTAACCTTCAAATCGTTTACTGTAACTTTCTCTTTTCCCATTGTCTTACTTTTAATTGTCAAACCATAAACCTGCATATCTCCATTCCCAATGAAGGCAAGTGTCATTAGGCTTCTTGCCTTCACTATAGCATATCTCGGAAGCTATACAATTACTACATATATGCTTCATAATCATGGAAGTTTTGATATCATATAATCTAACTCCTTATCTGTAATGTCCAGATTGTTCTTACGCTTGAACTTGATGATAGCATCAATTCCGACCTCGCCTTCAACCAACTGGTAGATGGCATCCTCATCAAATCCCTTGTCTAGAATCTTGATAAGCTCCATTCCCAAATCATGGATTTTCTGCTGAAACTCCTTTTTGAGGTCTGCGTTAATTCGCTCTAAAGCTTCTGCTTTCTGACTAAATCCGCATCCGCCCTCAATGGCAAAGTCGTTATTGATGTTCTGACACATCTGGTCAATATCCTTGCTTCCGAAGAACTGAGAGAAATAGGTATCACCCTTCAAGGACTGTAGAATATCGATTTCTTCTTGCTTTGTCATAACTAATCCTCCTTTCTTTATTTATCAAATTCTTCACGCAACTTAATAAGTTTGTTTGTGAAATAAACCATAGTTTCTTTCAAAAGTGAAACCATGTCTTTGTGATTGAGTATGTCGCCAACCGCTGTGTAGTACTTAAGATTATCGTTCGCCTCAATAAGGTCAAATTCTCCACAGCTTGCCACATTGGTGTTGAAAGACTCTTCCTGGAAGAAGCCATTTTTTTTCTGGTAACGAATTACCAGGCTTCTGTTTCTTTCGACTCCTTTTAAATTCAAACAAACGTTAAGTGACTTAAAACCAAAATCGATATATTCTACCTCCCAATCAGGACAAACTGAAATTACATTAATAATCTTAATCTTGGCTGACTCAAGTGTATTCTTGATGTTCTTTCTAACCTCTTCCTTCTTTGTTTCAACTGAATTGTTCATAATCTTTATATTTTTAATTGGTTCAACTTGTAAGGTAGGCTCTGAATAGTCAAAACTACTACCTTTATCTATATGCAAAGGTACGAAAATTTTCTGATATATGCAAATATACTAATGATTATTTTAGTTAAAAATACTAAAACCATTAAATATATGCGAATATATCCGTAATTTTGCCAAATCAAAACTTCGAAGATTATGATAGATTTTAATGAACTTTTTAAAAGAAATGACGTTGGCAGCATCATAGGAGAGCTGAAACAACGCGTGTTGGATATTCCACTTTGGAGTACCCTGTTATCTGAGTATGAGCCTATGCTCCATGAAATCGTAAACGACCACGTAGGCAGACAGGACAGAACGCTTGATGACGGAATTGTAGAAAAGGCAGCTAGATTGCCTATCGGATTGGAGAAGCTTCTTACACGAAGAATCTCTGAGTTCACAATGGCTATACCGGTCAAGCGTGTATATACGTATGATCAGTCTGACGAGGAACTGAAGACGATTGTTCGTGCCATCGAGAAAATCTACACCTGTGCACACATTGATGCCGTGAACATGCACAGAGCAAAGTGCTATTACGCCTCTTGTCAGATGTTCACGCTTTGGTACACGCAGAAGAAGACTAACAAGCTCTACGGCTTCGACAGTCAGTACAAACTGAAATGTAAGACATTCTCTCCAATGGACGGAGTTGACATCTATCCTTACTTTGATGAGTATGACGACTTGCTTGCTCTGTCATTCGAGTATAAGCGTAAGGTTACTGACACAGAGCACACCTTCTTCGAGACCTATACCGCAGACCATCATTACAAGTGGGACCTGTCTTCAGACGACGAAGAGTCCGGATGGAATTTGGTTGATGATAATGAGATTTCTATCGACAAGATTCCAGCCGTGTTCTGGTACCGGCACAAGCCATGCTGGGAAGGATTGAAACCTATCCGTGAGAATATCGAGTACACCATTTCCCGAAACAGCGATGTTGTGGCATACAATTCCGCTCCTGTCTTGAAGATAGCCGGTGCCATCGTTGGAATGGAGCGAAAGGGAGAGAGCAAGAGGGTGTATAGAGTCAGCGAAGACGGCGATGTTAGCTACGTGTCTTGGCAGCAGGCTATCGAGGCTCTTAAGTATCACGTTGACACTCTCGTCAAGCTTTTCTTCATGCAGTCTCAGATGCCGGACATCAGTTTCGAGAACATGAAGAGCCTTGGCAATATCGGCTATGATTCGAGAAAGACACTCCTCATGGATGCCCATCTTAAGATAGGAGAGGAGACTGGTGCCTGGATTGAAGGCTTTGAGAGAGAGGCCAACGTCATAAAGGCGTTCCTTTCCAAGATGAACACGAAGTGGGCAGATAGAATGGATGAGATTACTGTAGAGCACATCATCACTCCATTCATCCAGGAGGATGAGAATACTCAGATAGACAAGTGGCTTAAGGCTAACGGCAACAAGCCTCTCGTCAGCCAGAAGGAATCTATCCAGCGTGCCGGTCTTTCCGATGATCCTGACAAGACTTTCAGCGAGATTCAAGGAGAAGAGGAAGTAGAGGCCACAAGAACAGCAGCTTCTATGCCTAACTTATTCTCGGAGGAATAGCCATGAGAAAGAAGAAGGAAGAAGAGAAACTGCACTTTTGCCGTGAATGTGCTCATGCTACTGACTTCCATAGTATGAGCCTTAAAGGTCAGCCTATCCTAGCCAAATGCCCATATCAAGAATGGAGCGTTCTTCTCAACTGGGATTGCTGCAAACACTTTAAAATGAAATTGTATGAAAAAGCCAAAACTGCCTAATCAGAAAAAGGCATATAAAGACCTTGGCAAGAGACTGAACGCTTATACCAGGAAAATCATTTCCATCTATGAGACTCTTGCCAAGGAGTCCGCTAAAATCGCCACCTCCACCGACTTCGATGGGGATGGCGAGTTCTCTTTTGATGATTACCCTAGAACAGAAAAGAAGGTGAACGCCTTGTTGGATTACTATTCAAACAATATGCAGGCATTGGTCTATAATGGCATATCGGACGAATGGAAGAACAGTAACACGCTGCAGGACCTACTTGCCAAAAGGGTAATCGGTACCTTTACTAGGAAGATAGCGGACGCAAAGCAGAAAGCTTACTTTGAGCACAACAACGCGGCAAAGAAGGCTTTCATGGAGAGAAAGATTAAAGGTCTAGGTCTTTCAGAAAGAATATGGAACCAGAGAGCTGATGTAAAGGAGGCTCTGGAGAAATCTCTGTCTGTCGGCATAGAGAAGGGTATGAGTGCTGTTAAACTCAGCAAGAAGGTCAGTAAGTACCTTAATGATTATCCATCACTTGCCAAAGACTATAAGAAGAAATACGGCAAAGCCATAACCATTCAGAACTGCGAGTACAGAAGCGTTCGCCTGGCACGTAACGAGATAAACATGGCCTACCGTTCTGCCGAGCAGGAAAGATGGGCTAGGATGGATTACATTAAAGGCAAAGAGATAAAGCCGAGTGGTAGCCATCCTAAGCATGATATGTGCGATGAATTAGCTGGTATTTATCCGTTGCCATTTGATTGGAATGGATGGCATGTAAATTGTATGTGCTATGCTATTCCTATCGTTATGAGCGAGGAAGAATATTGGAGCATAGGTCCTAAACGAAGAGTATCTGAGGTTCCTAAGCAGTTCAACGACTATATCAGCAGAAACGAATCAAAGATTCTGTCATCTAAGAGCATTCCTGTATTTCTCACAAACAACGAACAGTATATTACTTCTAGTATAGTCTTGAAAAGCGAAAGGGGAAAGCAATTCTTATCACTGAAAGGCGACAAGGAATATACAGATGTGGCAATGAACTCTAAAGGCGGTCTTAAGGCTACTCACGTCAAACACGAAAAGGCAGACGAGAACCAAGAGCCATGCCTGGGTAAAATGACTGGGTATGATCTGGAATATGAATTGAGAGACTTGGCTTACAATAACGGGCATAGTGTTATTTTATGTAAAGAGGGTGAAAGAATGCCTAATACTACCAGCCAATACAAATCTCTCGATATGATTTTTGATGGTGTGCGCATGGATATAAAATCTGTTTGTAGTTATACCTATAAATACAGAAATCAAATCAAGACCAAAAATAAACAGCTGAGTATTTGGAATGCTCAGCAGAATGACAATAGCAATACTGTTTGTCTTTATTTCCATGATAAGAAAATGTTCAAAGACGAAAGCGTTGTTGAGAGCTATGAAAATTTTGTTAATGTCGCTAAACAGAACAAACAGCCAATAGTTGCCAAGAATATAGTTTGCGTTATAAAAGATGGCGAAAAATTGGTAATAAAGAGATATTCTTTCTAAAAATGAAGCACTGAAACCATCCAAGGTCAAACAGGCCTCATGGGCGCCCCTGCCTGACTCAATTTGGGCTTAGGTTCCGGATGAATTTCAGTGCTTTTTATCTTTCTCCTTTACCGCTGCAAAGGTAATATTTTATTTTGGAAAATCCAAATCTTTTTCCGAATTTTAATTGGTTCAAGCCCTCGCTGGTTTATTTGATACCTTGTAAGTCTCGAAGACTAAGATTAAATCCCAGGTTTGAATTACAAGTTCTGTCTGTTGGAAATCAGAGAGTTAGATTTGAGATAAGCGATAAACTTATCAAGCATTCTTGACGTGCGCTCTCTAATATCCGTTTCTGTAAAATCTGTCAACGTCTGTGACAGCATTCGTAATTCGTGTATCTTAGTTCCAATCCTCTCGCCTGTGGATTTGAACTCACCATTATAATACTTAATCTTGTCAGCAAATCTGTAATCGGATGCCCGAATATTAACTCTTCGCTCCAATACCGATTTGTTTCCCAACATTTCAAGAACCTCATCACTCGACAATCCACCTTCCTTGACTTGTCTGTTCCTTGGGAAGATGTGTTCAATATCATATGTTGCGTCAAGAGGAAGCAATTCCTGGCTATCGAAAGAGAATGCCCACCACACAATCATCGACTTCGTAATCGCACGAGTGTTTGAAAAACTGAAGTTGGTGAATTGCGAACGGAACAATTCCTCTTGGAATAGATAGTTCTCGAAAGCAATCTCTTTGTTCTCTATGATATTCACCATCTCATTGAATACCGGTGCTCGCAAGGCTGTTATTCCTGGGTTGCTGATAGCATATGCCCAAATAAAGCCTATCAAACGATTCAAGAACAGATAGAACTTCTCGTTGTCTAGCATATTCTCAGCATTCTTATAGTGCATGAAATATACCGATACAATATAAGTCCATAAGCTGTTAGGCGCATAATTCAATACAAACAAGCGCTTTAGTACATCCACGGAAAAACGGTCTTCGTTCTGAGAATATACATCTTTCCAGAAGTCTGCAAGCAAGACTAGATTCTCTAAAGTCTGCTCTCGTCGAAGTAGAACATATCCATCTTTCTCATAGAACTTGCGAAGTCCTTCTGTCATCGAACTACGATTAGTCAGCAAAGCTCTCTCGTAGTACATATAGCGTGTAAACAACTCATCTAAAGGTGTTCCACGATATGGATGGAATATTTTAGTAACGAGTTCGTCAAGCTCTTTCCATGTAGTGATAAACTCTTCCTTCTTTCCGATGGATGAGTAGAACTTATAGAGCTGTGCCTTGAAGATGTCTGAGTCAGACAATGGCTTACCTCTATCATTAAGCGTCGAGAATATCCTAAGAGCAGTATCTTGCGATTCTGCCTCTATCGGAAGTAGTACGCAGTTATTGAGTATGCGAGCTGGATATAGTGCAAAGAAAGAAGGGTATTCTTCAATGAATTTCCCTATCTTGTCTTGAAAGTATCTGAAGTTGGTAGCATACCGACTTTTTCCTTCTGATGTTCCTTTCCGGAGTATATCCATAAACTCTTCCTTGTCGTTATCAGTTGCAACCTCAGAATTTATCTTCAAGTCGTTTGGATCATACTCTCCGAACTCATTTGCTCTCCAAATGCACTTTTCTATGTCCTCTCGCATCTTGATTGAACGATTGTCTTTCATGTGCTCCAGGCGATTGTAGAAAGCTCGCAGTAAGAGAAGCAAGGTCGTAAGACGCTGCTGACCGTCAATGATTTCAAGTTTCCCTTCGTCATTACGGAATGTTACTATAGGACCGAGAAAGTAACTCTCTGAAGAATCGAAGCTGTCGCAGTTGTTATTCGGGAATGAAAAGGAAAATAGGTCTTCCCATAATACCTTACATTCGTCTTCTCCCCAAGCATACGGACGCTGATAATCAGGAATCAAGAACGTCGCTTTTTTATCTTGAAAAAGATACTTTACGTTCTTTTGATCTACTATAAGCTTTGATGACATAACAATTACATTCTACTTTTCATCAAACTCACCTTTCTCATCAAGATAGCGTACAGCTGCTTTCACGATAAACGAGAATCCTCTGAGAACAAAAGAACCTACCAAGCAAAGCAATGAGTCAATAACGTAGCTAAATGCTTGTATACCACTAATACTTGAACTTTCATATCCATAACCGCCAGAAGTATTCAAGGCGTTTATCCAAGTTATAATTGAAACTATTATGGCTATAAATGAAACAACAGCTAAAATGTTCGAGATAGTTCCAAGATGGTTTCCTACCTGTGGAACAAATTTTCTATTTCCCATATGATGCGCCCGTCATGCCGGTAGCTAAGCTTTAGTTAATAATCCGTCTATCAGATTAATAACGCATCATATGGTACTTTATTGTGTTGAACCAAAAAAAATCAGCTAATATTTTTGAGTTCCTTTTCTCGCCCTGCATTCAGCTGGCGGTACTCATTGAAGTCTTTGTAGTGCTCGACCTTACCGTAAAGCTTCGGGTGGTCCATCATATCGTTCAGCATTTCTTTACTAAACTCGGTGAATCCAAAATTATAGCCACTCTCACCACCGTGTATAGCACCACTTCCATGTGTTCGAGATGGCACGTATTGATATGTGAGACTTATTCCTCCCTCTGATGTATATTTTGCAAGCTGATAGGATAGAAACTTTCCATCCTTTCTTACTATGTAGCCATGTAACTGATTTATAGCAATAACACGATAGCCTAGTTTCTTAATTTCCTCCAGTCTGTTTTTCATAAGCAAAGAACTCCATTCCGACACATATAAAGGCTTTCTAACGTTCACGTCGTGAAAGTTCTGAATGAACACATCAAGCTTTTCACAATCCCAATCTCTTGGATAAGTTATGTTGACACATCTTCGCAAGTCTCTTTTGTAATTAATCAGGACGAAAGTTTCTGTCTTAGACTCATACTTTCTTTTTAGCTTAACCTCTAACTCCATAGTTATTTCTTCTTGAATTTATAGTTTGGGCAGCTTCTCTTGTTTCCCATCGCAAGCAGTACTGGGAACAGCAGACCGTGCCTGCAACCATTTCCGTGCTCGTCAGCAGCCTCGCAAGAGAAGCAGCCGTAATACTCGTTAATATTTAATGCTGCCATTACTCGTAATCCCTAATGTTCAACAATACCGGAAATCTTGGCACTCCAGCGTCAGAATACCCTTGATGCTGAACAGTCGCCGCCATACCTATCAACTCTTCCTTGTCGGCTAAGTATTGAGCTCTGAGTGACTTTGAACCTACCGGGCGGGCACAGAACTCGTACTCTCCACACTTCAGTTTGAATATCGCGGTACCTGCATCATTGCCCTCCGCTTCCAAAACATCGACCACCTTGAACTCCGTCGTGTCGAACGATTTCAGCTTCATAAGGTCATTGCTTCTGCCCTCGGTATAGGTTCCATTTGCATTTCTGATAATGGCACCCTCGTAACCGGTGGAAACGAATATCTTGTGCCATCGCTTGATGTCCTTCTCTGAATGGGCAACGAAAGTCTGCGTAAGGTACACCGGTCCATTTGGATCAATGGAAGCAAACTCCTCCTGCAGAGCTTTCCATCTGGCAGAAAAGCTTCCCGGAATCAGTGCATCGTAGATAACCATACGTAGCTTGTCAGTCATAGCAGAACGGCACTTGACAGCAGAGCATATCTGCTGGAAGGTCAATTCCTGGTGGTTGTATATCTCCCCATCCAAAGGAAGCATACCGCGGTGTTTCTCTCCCCAAGCCTTAATCTGAGGAACATCATATTCCTTACCACCTCTCGATGTGAGGTGTACCTCGCCACCTTCTCCTTCATGAAGGATGCAGCGAACTCCGTCATACTTAGGTTGGACGAAGCAAGGAAACTTCGTCTGTGACGGATAATATCTTGTTGCTAACATTGGTTTCATACGCTACTTAATATCTGAGGTTATTTTAATTCTCAATGGAGTACCATTCACTCTGTGCGTGACGAAAGACTCCAGGTCAGTATAGAAGCTACTATAGCACTCTACACTAGAGCTTTCTACTTCAATGGTGATAATCTTTTTCATAGCCATTTCCCGTATCTTCTGTGAATCTCATCGTAAATGTAGGCTCCGCTCGTATGCGAAGCACTGAACATCAAGATGATATCATTATCTACCTTAATCTGACTTGTCCTGACAACCTTATCGTTCTTGACGTGGTCGCAATAGACCGTGTTGCAGGAGTGATATAGGCGCATCGTGCGCCCATATCTGTCAGTTCCTATATTCTCTTTGTACATGGCTAGTCCTCCAAATCTACATCAAAAGCAGCCTCAATAACTTCTTTGATGTCCTCTGTGTAACCGCAAATTCCGTTGTACTCCAGCCAATGATCCAGCAACTCCGTGTTAGTCATTTCGGCTACTTCACTCTCACTATACTCTGCCTCTTCTACGAGGTACTTCATCAAATCGTTCTTATCCATATTACTTGATTTTATTGATGTCACAAACTAATACATTACCTACTATTACGTCTCTGATGCCTGCTATGTTCACAAGCATCGTGGCGTTCTCGTTCTGAGGAAGGTCGTAAACCTTGCCTTCCTCATTAACTACCATTACCTGCGACTTGCTGAGTCGGACCAACTCGATGTGGCCACCTACAAATCCCCTCAACTCCTCCAATGAGAAATCCGTTCCGTTGGATGGCTCCACATTCTTCTGGGCGCCATCCGTGAATATTACTGTTGACAACATAGGCTAATCATTCTCTTTGCGTTGTTAATAGAATAAGTCGGTGTCTTGCCGTCGATATAGACGTATCTCTGACCGAACATATCCTCAAAAACCTGGATGATGTGCTTCTTGTATTTAAGAAGCTTTGTCTCAAAAATACCGTCCATAACTAAACCTCCTTTATTGAAATGTTCTTATTAGGATTGTGGCCTCTGCTTACCGCAATGTCGTAAGCGTCTGTCATGTTCTCATAATCACTCTTGCTCGCGTCCTTCTTATGTTCGAACTCAACCTTTTCTAAGGTCTTGTCATCCATACCGTGAAACACTTCCTTGTAGAATGTAACTAACAAAGTACCCATAATCTTTATTTTTAATTGGTTCAACGATTGGTTTGCCTGCTAATCATCAACAGGGTATGCGATTTTAGTCTCGTACAACTTCTTGGTTGCCTCGAACTCCTCTTCTCCCTGGAACAATCCGCAATCTGCACTCTCGAATCCCCAGTCCTCTGCATCTCCATCAAAGATGCCATATGCTGAAACTCGGAACAATGTAGGAGCAACTGAAGCTACTTTGATTGCCATCTTTCCTGATGCTATTCTCATAAGCTCTGAAACTTCAATAACTGTCATTCTCTCGAAGCGAGCATAAACTAAATTCTTCATAATCTTTATAATTTTAATTGGTTCAACTTGTAAGGTAGGCTCTGAATAGTCAAAAGTACTACCTTTATCTATATGCAAAGGTACGAAAATTTTCTGATATATGCAAATTTACCAACGATTATTTTAGTTAAAAATACTAAATTATAATACACTGGTAATCAAATAGTTAAGGCGCCTACTCTCGCGAGCAAACGCCTAGTTGACATAGTAAAAAGAAAATTACAAGAAACCGCCACGTCTGAGCTGTGCATCGGTAGCATTGTTAAGCCACTCCTCGCACTTCTCTATGACGCCCGTACAAGCGTCCGGTGCATCATCGTTGGCGTTATATCCTTCCTTTCTGTAGGATTTCATATCGTGGGCGAACTCCGGCCACAACTGTTCCCAATTAGAGGGGAAGACTAGTTTATTGTTTACCTCGCTGGAGCGAGTGAAGATTCTAATCTGTTTGTTCTTCGATTGCGTGAACGTTACGAACTGGGTGATTCTGTTTCCGTGTTCCCTTGTTATGCGCTCGACATTGCGGGCATAAGAGCGGCCACCATTGTTACTTTCAACGAAACACACGTCTGTCTGATTGCGCTTAACCATATTGGCTTGCGCTGGTTCCGTGTATTCCATCGGTCGCTTGGTGTATAGAACATCGGTAACATAGTAGCCGTCATCGTGTGCATCGAAGCATATAGAGCAAAGGAAGTCGAAACCGGTATCTGCCGAGTCGGTGTAGTTTCCAATCATTCTTGCATACCTTCTGTCCGGCAGCTCATCGTATGTTCTGAAGGCATGGTACATAAGACCTTCCATAGGGGTAGGGTTCTGCATGTACTGTGTCTCGAATACGAACTCGCTGGCATGCTTGATTTTGTACAGCTCCTCCAACGTATGTTTCCACGGCCACAAGGCTCGCTCCTTTCCGTCCTCGTCTGTCTGTATTACCGGGAGGGAAACAACCTTCCACTCATTTGGCTCAATCTCTTGAAGGTAACCGCACAAGTCGTGCTCATGCAACCTCTGCATGACGATGATAATTGGCGTATGACGTGAGTTTACACGGTTACGGATGGTTGTCTCGAAACGTCTGTTGATAGACTCTCTGACGTTATCAGACAAAGCATCGTCCGGTCGTAAAGGGTCATCGATAACTATGGCTCCCGAAAAGTGACCGGGGTTGAACGTAGCCATAAACTTATCCATGTTCTTTATGTCTTCTTCGGTCCAGTCTGGCTGACCTGCACCAAAACCTGTGATCTGACCCAAGGTAGATGTAGCATACTCACCACCACCTGCCGTTGTGCTCCATTTTGATCTTGTGTTATCGTTCTTTCTGATTTTGACATTCGGGAATAGTGTTTGAAAATATGTAGAAGTTATCGTGTCCTTGACTGCCATAGAATTGTCCTGGACGAGACTTCCGGAATAAGATATATGAAGAAACTTTGAAGCAGGGTTCAGCGCAAGACCATATGCGATAAACATCTGTGAACACAAGAGGGTCTTTCCGTAACGAGGGCTGATGTTGATAATCAGCTTATTCGTCTTTCCTCTTATAACATCCATGAGCGCATCACATATAATCCTGTGATGTTCGCCTATTACATACTCACGTCGAGCAGTATAGGCGAACATCTTAGTAGTGAATTGCAGCAGGGACGATGCCACTAACTGCTTATGAAGAAAACGTTGTTTCTCAAAGTCCATTTATCTTCTGTAATTCTTTAATATCATCCAAGGACAGCTTAGGGAATTTGAAGTCCTCGCCATCCTTGCCGGTTACTTCTTGAATATGCTTATCTGCCAATCCGTTGAGCCTTGCAACAATGCTGGAATCAAACTGATGAAGCATGGCACCATCAATCTGCTGGGCCATCACGACATTCTCAATCTGTGTTATCACCTGCTCAAAGCCTGGTCTCTTAAGATTACCTCTCTTGAAATCCGCCCATTTCTGAACGATGCCACAGAAAGCACAAAATCCGACAAGAGTATAGGCTCTTCTGAAAACCCTTACCTCTTGTCTCATGGAATTTGTGGATTTGCCGCTGCCGCCTGCAATGGAATTGCTACCAGTCTTTTGCTGCCAAGGGTCATTTTCAACATCATCACAGTAAGCTACAAACTTATCCCATAATTCCTGAGAAGACTTAATCTTGTATGGTCTTCCAACAGGATTGGGGATTCTATGTACGAAAGACTTTACTTTCGGCTGTGATGATTCATCTGTCATGGCTTCTTAACTTTTACTAGTTTACCGCAAGCGGAACAATTATACTCATAATACTCTGAAGGCTTGACCTGGATATTCTCCTCAACGCCCTTCATTTCCTCCTTGAACTTCTGGTCCTTCTGGGCTTCCGTTACGACCTTCTTAGCCGTATGGTTAGTTTCAGCCTTTGAAGGTGCGGCCGCAGGCTTCTGTTCCTTTGGCTTAGCGTTGAGTCCAAGCATACCGGCAATGCTCTCATCGAAAGCAAACTGAATGCTGTTAGGATCACCGAGATAGGAGAGCTCCTTGCGAAGCTTCTTCTCGTTCCAAGTGGCAAATTCGGACGTCTTGTCATCAGCGATTCTATACTGCTTAATCTGCTCATCAGTCAGATAGTCAAGACGGATGCACGGAACCTTATCCATTCCCAATGCCTTGGCTGCCTTATACACACCGTTACCGGTTACAATCACGTTGTTCTTATCAACGGAAATAGGCTGAGTGATGCCGAAATCCTTGATGGACTGCATGATTGCCTGTACTGCCGTCTCGTCGGTCTTGTGCGAACCGTCATGAGGCACGATACTGTCAATAGGTAACTCAATTACCTTGTCATTAATCTTAATCTCTTCCATACCTGTTAATCCTCAATTTCTATTGTTTCCATATTTCCGCAATATGGGCAAACGACCTTCATATAATGTGAACCGTCCTCGCGCTCTTTGAGAACGAACAAATCCTTGGCAGGGTCTTCCTCCTCCTCATCTGAAGGAGCTTCCTCACTCTCGCCAGCCTCTTCATTGGATGGAGCCTCGAAATTCTCCTCATCAACCTGAGAATAGTCATCCTGGAAGCCACCATACTCTTCTGCCTGCTGGTTGATGCTGTCGAGGGAGAAGTTGAGCATCTGATTGATGTCCTCAAAGAAGAATGCCTGCATATCTGTAGGAACCTCCATGTTGCGCAATTCCTCCAAAAGCTGGTCTTCATCAAAAGAAGACTTCTCTGCCAGCTTGTTATCGAGGATGCGGTACTTCTTTGCCTTTTCGTCGTCCATATCCGAGTAAACGACAGGAACGAACTCCATGCCCAACTGGTAAGCGGCCACGTATCTTGTGTGACCGGCAATGATTACACCTGCCTTATCAACGAGGATAGGCTTAACGTATCCAAAACGCTTGATACTCTCCTTAGTAGGTTCAACCGCATTCGTGTTGTCACGAGGGTTGTCATAGTAAGGAAAGATTTCACTGAGTTTAACTACCTTTACTTTCATTTCTTATCCTCCTTCTTCTTGGCTGTCTCTCTTGCTACGCGTCTCTCGTCGACAACCTTTTCGATAGCCGCATTATACTTATAGCTCTTGAAAATCTTGGCGAAACCGGTAACATACTTAAGTTTTACAAGCTCTTTCTGCTCCAGACCTACCTTTTCGCAAATCTCACGCTCAGATACACCATCTCTGAGCATATTGAAGACGATGTTTACCATTCCATCTACAGAGTGACTTCCACGGGCACGATTATGTCTTACGGTTGATGCCATACGCTGGTCGATGTCCTTGTCTAGAACTACGATAGGCAGCTTTCCGCCACATCGCTCATTGATGTCCGCAAACTTGCGAATAACGAGGTTTCTGTGGAAACCGTCGATGATTACATACTTCTGCAGCTTCTCGTCCCAAATGGTAACGATAGGCATTGTGTAACCGTCTTCCCTCACGGATGTATAGAGAAGACGCATTTCCTTATCTGCCACATGGTTAGGGTTGTAGTTGTTTGCTACAACCATATCCTTGTCAACCCAAAGCACGCAATCTACAGGGTTGACTTTCTCCGGAGATAAGGAACTGATATACTTTCTGAGGTCGTTCAAAAACTGCACCTTATCCTTGGCAGCATCAAACTCCTTCTTGATGTTCTCTTGAAGATTCATATTCCTTATTAGCTTTTTCTATTTTAACATAATTGTCGCTCAAATACTGACGCAAAGAACGCTCTACGCTCTGAATGCGCTTCATTCCGAAATCTTCCGCAATGACGCAGACAGCGCTGGTATAACCAATCTGATGTATTACGTAATCAATGCACTCCTGGCAATGACCGGCTTTAGCTACATTTCTCTTCTTGGCGGAACGGTAGCCTTTCTTGATAGTCTCCGCATTCTTCTTGTCTTCACAAAGATTGTCTGCGAGATAATCAACATATTCATCCCAATCCTTGAAATAAGGTGGCAAGTTGTAGCAGTATGTTGCCACTTCGTTAAAGACGTGTACAGATGTATTGACGTTTGCCACTCTTCGCACCAGCTTGTCGTAGAAACATGGATCCACTTCCTTGATGAAACCTAAGTCGTGGATAGCCTGCTCATGAATGAGAGAACTAACTCGGCATGCTCTGAGTGGCTTCTGCGTGAACTGATAGTTATAGAGCTTGCAGTACGGAAGCTTGTTGCTGAAGATGTAATACCATACATCATAAACCTTCCAATCCCAAATAGGGTAGAGTACCAGACTTCTCGGTGTGCCGTCTTTATAATATCCGCCACCACCTCCCCATGTAATACCTGGAAGGCACTCGCCTCTAGTAAGACCCGACAATCGTGCCGGCGACTCCTCGATACGGACACCACCTAAAGTTAGGTAGTCTTTGCCGAAGAGCATTCTGTGTACCTGATCGAGGGTCTTGGAGAAATACTGATTGTGCGGAATCTCCAAATCACCATAAGAATCTGGTTCCTTCTCACGAATCCATTTTTCTCCAGGCCCCCATACATTGAACCATTCTCCCTTTGAGGCATTCCATTCCTGGAAGTATGACTGAATCCAATATGGCTCAACCCACGGCAAGTGCATGATGTATCGTATGTACTCGATAGTCATTGGAGTCTCTGCCTCTTGGTCTAGGAAGAGGACGGGAATCTTTTCAATTCCCATCTCCTTCATAACCTCGTGCGCAAGGTTGAGAACCACGGTAGAGTCCTTTCCTCCCGACATCGTCACGACAATCTTACGCTTACCATAAAACTCCCGAAAGATGTATCTGAATCTTTCAAGAGCTGCCTCATAAACGTTTTTGTCACTGTAAAATATCATTTCTTTCTATTGTTTAATAATACCTTGTCGCTGGAATTACTGAAATGGGTGTCAAGGTAATTCTTAAGCCTACCCATCATTTCATTATTGTTGTGGCCGCGAGCGGCATTGTGCATGATTGTTGCATATCTCAACTTCTCTTCGTCGAAATCAACAAAGCATACAGGAACCATCTCATATCCGATGACGCAGGCGGCGCGGTATCTGTTCTCTCCGTCCACAATCTGCATAGTCGGGCGGTTGACAACGATAGGCTGAGTAAATCCGAAATAGAGCAACGATTTGATGAGAAGGTCGAAGCTGTCTGCATCATGCGTGTTAGGGTTATAGTCATTCGGATAAATGTCATCAACCTTGACGTATTCAATATGCAGCGGCTTCACCTGCTCAACCTCGATATTGTCCTTCGCCAATTTCAAGGCTAGATTTTCCTTAGAGTTTTTTGTATTCATCGAGAAATTCCTTGTTTACGATTTCCTTAACCCAATCCTTGCTTGACTTAGCCAAATAAGGATTTTTGAACTCACTCTCCCAATCTACAGACTCTACATCAAACTGGTTGTCGTAGGTCTTGCTGTTTCGAGGAATGCCACCTACGGCGCCTGGATTGTTGAACGTGCTTCTGTATGCACCGAAATGCTGAACCAGACCGGGAACGATAGCGTAAAGGTCGATACCCTTTGCCTGAAGGTATGCCTTAAGGCGCGAATCATCATAACGTGTCTGATCATCCGTCATCTTGTTTGAAGTTTCAACAAAGTCCTTGGCTAGGTCATTTGGATATACGCTAGCCTGCAGCCAGAAATTAGTCTTTGTAGAAATAACGTGCTTGCCCTTTGCGTAACAATCAGTATAGTCACCATTTGTAGGATTGTAGAAACTGATAACATTGTTTTCGGGAGCAAAAGAGAGAATATGTAAAATCTTGGCAAGAATGTTGCGGTCAAAGGTAATGTCATCGTGGATAATCATGCGATGGGTTCCTTCCGCTACCTCTTGCGTCAACGCTTGGGAATAATTGTCCCAAAGACCCTTACCTCGGTCCATAGAGATACTGACAGGAATACCATAAGGCTTCGTGCTGGTCTCTATCAACTTCTTAAGGTATTTGCCCTCACGTTCTCGCTTCGGAACGTTGAGGATGATAATCTGAGAGAGTTTAATCATATGCGTAATTATTTAGTAACTGTCCATTCTCCACCTCGCTTGGCTACCTTGCTTATGGCTACAGCCAAACGGTTTCTGTTCATATCGCTACCATAGAAAACCTTACCTGCGGCATAGGCTGCTTGGGCAACAAGTCCTTGACCCATGAAGAAGTCTGTGATAGAGCTGAACGGAACATCCTTACAAATCTTGAACACCGCATCCCATTCATCCATTCCCTGGAGTCCCCAGTCTTCTGCCTGCTTGGTGCCTTGGATAATCCAGCACTTGCAATCTGGCTTATGATAATAGGTGTTCTCGTAGATTTTTACATGAGGGAACAGAGATTCTACCATAGGAACCAACTGTTTCTTATTTCTGTAGAAGCACTCGACGAATAGTCTGTCCGGATTAATCTGCTCGATGCACCTCTTGATGTGGGCAACGAACTCGTCAAAATTATCAACCGGGCATTGCTTCTCCGCCTTGGTATAATACGCTTTGAGGACACCTTTACTTCCTGCTGGGTCGATGAATACGCAATCGGCATTCTTTGAAAACTCCGGAAGCCCCAAAGTAATATCGGCAATGGTAATCTTGCTACCATTGCCTAAACTGTAAATCTCGCCTTCTGTGATGGGGTATTTGTCAATACTGCCATCATAACGCAAACCTTTCTGTGATGTCATACGCAATTTACTATTAAATAATTGTGATACTCTGATACGTTTTCTTCACCAAAAAGACTGCACAAGACCTTCTTTGAATAGAAAAAATGTCTGAACTCCACATCACACTTCTCATAAGTGACCGGATGATATTTTTCCTTGTAGAACATCAAGAACTTGCGAGCCTTGCACTGCGATATTGCCAGAACGGCATAACGGGAAAGATAAGATGGGGAACCGAACAATGCTACGATATTGTCGAAATTCCTGCAATCTAAACTCTTTCCGTCGAAAGGCTCACATACAACCCTATCCTTATAGGCTGGATATTTGTTAGTGAACTGCTCCAACATTCCTTTACTAGGATCAATTCCTAGATATTCCTGTGGGTCGATTTTTGCAATCTCTGTCAGCAAGCCGGTACCACATCCGATGTCTAGGATTGAACCGCTGAGAGGTGGGAGCATTTGCCCCACCTCACGGTTCTCAACGAGACTCATTTCATCACGAAACAAAGTGTCGTACTTACTTGCTATTTTATCATACTGGGAATAATTCATTTTCTACTGTTGCCTGTTGCCAGGTGATTTTTTTACTTGAAATGGTTACGAAATTCTTGTGATTGTATATGTTACAATTCGGGAACATCGATTTCAACTGCATTCTGTCATAGGTGAAATGGTGCATTTCCTCGAACTCTGCAGGGGTGTAGTCATCCTTGTAGAACATAAGGCAATAATCCAAACCACTCTCGCCCAGTTTGCGGAGATACTGAGGCATGAAGTAGGAAGCGGTACCGAAAAGAGCAACCACAACGCTGTCTGCCGACATCCATTTCTTTATCGCCTCCTCAAAAGAAATAGTAGAACATCTTCGGAAAAAGCCAGAGGTCTTCTCCCTGAACTGCTTGATTGCTTTCTTGCTAGGATCAACTCCATAATACATTTCCGGCTTTATCTTGGTGAAAGCGACGAAGTCTCCGTTTCCGATGCCTGCCTCGAAAAATCTTCTGTCCTTGAACGTGAACATGATAGATTTTGCCATCACGTCCATTTCCTGATTCGAATAGATTCTCGGTACCGGCCACTCCAGGAAGTCGAACTCGTTGAAAACCTTCTGTCTGTTCAAAATCCAAGTAGTCTCGAATGGGTCACCCATCGTCCAATACTTGTAACCGTCAATGTAAAGGTAAGGGAAATTATACTTTCCCCATCTTTCATGGACTCCATTGTCTCGCTGTGCGCTGACGAAGTAATAGAACTCGTCGTTTGTCAATGCGCACTTGTCTCTGTGAATGTACTCATGAGGAACGTCTATCATTGAAGTGGCCCATTGCCACTTACAACGCTTGATGAACTCTCTGAGCTTACTGTAATCGTATTCCATCGCTGCAAATTTAATAAAATATTTAATGATTAAATACTTAAAATCTAAAATTAACTATATTTTAACATAAAATTGTGCATATATGCGGCTTGGATAGTCAAAAACACCGCAAAATAGGCTCTTCTCATACGCAAAGGTACGAAAAAATCTCGATATATGCAAATATATCAAACGAAAATTTTAGCCAAAAATACTAAAAATTACGCCGTTCTACTAGCCCTGTTCGGGAGCCTGGATTCTATCTGCCACAGATTATCTTTGATAAGCTTCAGAATGGTATCGTGAAAAGCGGAATTGATGTTTCCGTGGCCCTGGCATTGAACAACGGTAACATCGGCTAAGTTTACCTCGATTGTCTCCATACGCTGCCCGTTTACCTTGGCAGAAAGTATGAGGCAGTTCGGCTTTCTGTTCACATCGTAATAACCGTTCCTAAATACACAGTGCCCCATTTCCTTGCCCTCTTCAAAGAACTCCTGGACGGACTTAAGAACCTGTATGTCTATGGCGCCATCCTTTATGTCAATGTCAAAGAACTGCTTTCTTCTGTCAACATATACATTAGCCATTGCTTCTGCCTTTTTCTTATTCTCCTCTTCGGCTTTAGCAGCTTGCTCCAGATATCTGAGTTGCATTTTCTCTTCAGCAATCAAACGCAGCTTAGTCATTCTGTCCTCCATTTTCTTTTTCTTGTTGTCTGCTGCCTTTAGCCACTTGTCGTGCGCCTCACGAAGATTCTCCGGGCAAACTATAGAAGGGTTACGTACATCTTTCTTAAGATACATAATACTGTCGAGCATATCCCACCACAAGCTATCGTAAATATAAGAAGCCTTTCCGTGTCTGACAACAATCTTGACGGCAGACATTTTTTCTCTGTCGAAGACAGCTTCATGGTACTTACACACCTTCCACATATCAATATCACGTCTCATGAGAGTTTCATTGTATGGGTTAGCATTGACGGAACGGAAGATTTCGTCACACAGAATCTTTTCCCCGAAGTCTCTGAGAGCATATTTATACTTGCCTTGGACTGAAGCGTAATATACTCCATCGAATCCAATATCACGAGGATCACCCAAGAAACTCCATACAGTATGCGTTCTTACTTCCAACTTTCCGAAAGCAGAAAAAGCATCTTCTATATATCCGCTGGTTCGCTGCTTGGCAAGAAAAACATATTCCCCGTCTTTCAACCATTGCTGCATACACTCCTTGAAGTAAATCTTCTCCTTAACCATCTTGTGGAACCGGAACTTCACTCTTACCTGGAAGTACCTGAGAACCTGCCATCCCTTGAATGTGCATACAAGGTAGAAGCATCCTCTAGAAAATCTGTCACCATACTTGTAGGCATCATCTTCAGAGATGCAAGTCTTGATGGCCCACTCACGTTGCTTGTCTGATAACTCCGGAATTCTGTCCGAGAGTTTTACAACTTCACGTTCTGTCTTATTTCTTGGCTTCATAACTCACATATTTAAAAATCAAACAAACTCAACTGCCCAATCTCGGCATCTTTCTTTCTCTGAGCCTCGGCTTTCTTCTTCAAGCGCTCCTTCTCAGCGGACTCCTTCTTCTGGAGTTCGATGATTTTGGCTTGCTTGAATTCCTCCTCAGCCTTCTTCTCCAGATTCTCCTTGGTCTGGTCTGAGAGATTTGTAACAATGGTGCAATTCTGATTCTTAGTGAATGAGACTTCTTCTTCATTATAATAATGAACTGCCATTCCGTAAACCTCATCATCGTCAAAGCCATTCCTTCCGGATTTCTTGACCTCTGAGATAATAAAGTCGCAGCAGTCATCGATATTCTTGCCAGGCTTGGCGTAATCCTTTGCGAACAATTCATCCTCTGCTGCACGCTTGTCAAGATATGCCTTGATTACCTTCTTGAATGTTTCTGATCCTTTCATAACCTTTCCATTTTTTGAAACCGATGGGCTTGTTTCTGAATCCCTTACGGAAAGCTTCTCTCATAGAGATGCAAATGAAATCTACGCTGCATTGTGCCAAGCCCGTACAAAACGCACAATCCTCGCAATCATCCATTGGTTCCGCTACGTACACGATGCCGTTAATGACTATCGCCGCTTTCTCCTTGAAGACTGCCATTCCTTTTCGCTAGCAAAGCCTTTGACCTTATTAATCTTCTAGCCAAATCAAAGTCTTTTGGCCTTGTGGATTTTTCATTAATAAAAGCTGCTGCTTTTTCTAGAACACTAAGCAGTTCTCTGAACTCAGTCTTCGTTGTCTTCACTTCCATACGCTTTCTGTGCCGTTATAATTCTACAACCGGTGTAATCGTCGGCAGAAAGGACAATCTCACCATTCTTAACCTTTTCTCTAATCATGGAGCAAGCATCCGTATTTGATTCTGCCTCTACGGTTATTGTCTTACTCAAAGTTTCTTGAATGCAAACATCATATTTCATATTATGTTACCTCCCATGTTTCAATATTAAACTCATAGTTTTTACCACTACATTGGCTCTGCCCGATATTGCGCAAATCTTTAAGTTGCTCTTCCGAAGCTCCGTTAGCCTCGGCTGTTGCGTAGCATTTCTGAAGGTTATCGGCTACCCTGAGCAATTTGCCGCTCCCTTTTGTGTGCCAGGCATCTTCTTTATAAATCAAGTGCACCTTCATAATTAAATCTTTTTAAAATGAATACTAGTTCTATCTTTACGTTCACGTGCAAGGCAAGCTAAATCTTCGCAAGTTATCTCGACGTCATCGCGATGAACGTTTGGAATACATACAATACAATTTGGACAAGACCCTCGTTTTGCCACAACACAATTAATGCCATTGATAGAAAGCTTTTGCCCGATGGGGAAGTCTGCTTCTATACTAGACTTTCTGACATTGATAATATCTTTCCCTTTCATAATCAATCCTCCTTTTCTTTTAAGTAACGAAGGTATAGCTCACAGTTGTCGCAATCTGAATTGCATCTGTAACTGTACTCATTGGCGCAAGCCATAAATAATTCACTTCTTTTCATAAGCGTCCCGATAACAAATAAATAAGTCGTAAATCATCTTCTCGCAAGCTTCCATGTCTTCCAGCACATCCCTCATGCGATATGGTGCTCCGTTCTTTCCATGGCCCTCGTTGTCTAACCATAAATATGTTTCACTGTCAGCATCAAATTCTACGTAACGCTGGTGGATGCTGTTGATCAATTCTTCCGCACTTTCAAATGGTCCGGTTGATATCGAGAAGTCTTGACCTGCAGGTGAACGTCTTGAAAAGAGCAATCCTTTCCCATTCGTGTATTCCTCTTCGGTGACAGTCCAGGAATCAGACTCTGCTATTTTTATTAATTCTTCTATTTTCATATTATTTTAAATTTAAAGGTCGGGTGCCGTCTTTCCGAGCTGTCGCAAAATAAAAAATATCAAACATTGTTTTGTTATTTAATCCCGACCATTGATTAACGATAATTTTTACTTAATTCTACATGACTCACCTCCAATCTTATTAAGTTTAACTTCCATATCCTGTAAATCTGCCTACAGCAGAACTTACGCTTTCATTTGTTACGGAACCCGGCTTCAAGAAGTACTTGTAATGCGTGCTTCTCTCCAACCTCTCACTCCAGCAGAAACCGAAAGCATCGAACTCCTTACCGCACCATTCATGACCATAGTAGTATTCACTGGCATGCACCTTCTGTTCCTTGCTGAGCTGCAAGAATAGTGCGCTACTCTTGCTAAGTTCCGTTGGGTTCTCCTTGAACTCCTTCTCGATTTGCTTACGTTTCTCGGTATATTCAGCTAATTTCTGCTGATACTCATCCTCGCTGTCGCAAAGATAATAATCTGTGTCAGTCCAACGGCTATCCCAATAGGAATTGGAAGACTGATGTATATGATAAATATTCTTCATAATTGTATATTTTTATTGGAAGGTAGGCTGCCGTCTTTCCGGCTGCCAGATAAGAATAAGGTATCTAACTAGTGGGTGTCCTTACTACCCGTTATGTTAAACCTTACTTTTGCCTACCTTTATAATAAGTATATAAATCTATCATGCTATTATAGAACCACTGCCATGCGACAATCTCCTTCTGCTCTTTGGTAATATCCAGGGCATCAGTAATCATCTTTCTGCGCCAGTTTATCAGTCTGTCACATGACTGGATGATTCTTGCAATCATCACATGGGCGACAATCTCCATCATTACCGCCTCGCCATTTACCATCTTCAGGGCGTACTTTTCTGCAGCATCGTGCCAAAGGTCGTAGGCTACAGAATCATTATTGAGCATCAGATAGAGTTCTTCCATATCAGCAGTTCTTTTGTACTGAACCATTTCCTTTACAACCATAGCTATCTCCTTTCCAATGTTAAGTCTATCACGTATGGAAGAGTATGCTGTGGCATTTCTCCTAAATTGATGCAGTTGAATTGGCAGATACGTTTAATGGAAGCTTCTTCCTTTTCAACAACCTTGTAGATCAACTTAGGTTTAATTTGTTCTGTCAGCTCAACATTGAAGTAAGAGCAGTTCTCATCCATTGATATTCTCGTTGCAATAGCAACCAATCCGAAATCTGGGCTGAAGAACAGATACTTGCTGCCCGTAAAGATGGCATCTATTCTGTTCTTTGTATTTCCTGTCACTCTTATAACGTTCATAATTATTGTTCCATTAAATATTTGACAAGTTCTTCCTTTGAAGAGAATATATCTCCAAGACTTTTACTTACATAGTTTCTGTCTATCTCTAGGATAACATAATTATTATTTAGTGCTGCTTTGAGACATCTTTCTATACGGTCGCGCTCACTGAAAGAATAATAATTTCGATAGCTTGTAGGGCACAAATTTGTACTCACTATATTGTATATTCTTTCACCTATATCTCTAGAATGATAATCAACATACAGCTTTTTGACATCTTCATAGTCTGAAAGAGATATAAGGACAATTCTACCCGAAACAATTTTGTTGTCCCTCATAATGAAGACCTGCTGTCCGATAGCATACTTGCTCTGATATGTAGTAGCTAAATCGGAAAAGACTCGTCCACAATCCAGCTGGAAAACTGCATATAAAACGGTTCCATTATTGAAAGCTTCCAGGTAACGCTCTATCTTCTCGTTTTCTGTCGGCTCTCGTTCAGTGACGTTTCCATCGTCATCCGTAACCTCGACATCGTCATCAAAAGTGCCTTCATTCTCGTTCCAAATAGAAAATTGCTCTTTTAGAGCATTGTATTTCATTATTTCTGAAATACTGTTGATCTTGATACCTACATATCCATTTCCGAAATTCTTTGTATTCATATTAACCCTCCAGACTATTAATGTATTCCTTACGTGCCTTTACAAAAAGCTTCTTCTTTCTGTCATCTGAAAGAAACTCCTTAACGGTATATCCCAAAGCGATGATACCATTTTCAAACTCAAATGTAAGGCCACACTCATGATTGGCAAATTCATATTTCAAGGCATCCACCAAATTATCATCGCTGCTCAGAAACTCCTCTGATTCCTTAACGGAACGCTCACCGAATTCCAGAAATAAGTGGTAATCCTTTTTGAGGCAATAAGCACCGGCACCGATGGAACATATCTTTTCCAGGTCTTTCTTACTTGTGGTAAGACCCCATTCAGCCATCATTTCCTTAAACTGCTTGTCTCCAAATGCAGCCTTCATTGGCAGCTTGTTAAACTCATCCTGCTGCTTTTTCTTGAACTCTTGGTATTTCATGCTTCTTTCTTTACTTTATAGTTATTAAATGGATCTACCATATTTAGTAGCTCTGCGTTTCTGTTAGCTTCCTTTTCATCGGAGTAGTCTCCAAACTCTTCGGAAACATCACCTGTGGGGCAAATTCTTTCGATACAATATTTCATACAGCACCTTCCATCATTAAAAGTTTGTGTTCTTCTTCACTGTCACCAACATGACCATACAGAAGTCCGTCTTCTGTGTTTTGCCAATATTCGTGCGGTACAGAGTGCGAAGCAATACTTACCAACACTACAACATAGCCCAAAGACTTGATAAGATTGAAATTTGAATTTCTCATAATTATTCCCTTTCTATTTTTTAAGATTAAAATTGTATAATAACGCCAAATGGCTATCGTCTAACTCTCTCCAATCATCAACTGTGTCAAGATAAGCCTTGACTTTTGAAAGCGTAATTGGAACCGTTGGATAAGCAGAACAAAATCTGCGAAGCATGTACTCTGATAAAGATTCTTCCATAGCCTTCGAATTATTAATGATTACTATGCGTTAATGAGGTCTATCACATCAGAAGCATCAAAGTCATCCATACTATTGTATGTAACATAGAAATCTTCCTCATCGTCAGCAAGCAGACCTTCAGCCTCTTCCTTAAATTCATAAAAGTCCTCATCCGTGTCTTCATAATTCAATGCCTCTCGAATTATTGCCCACAACTTTCTCTGCTTTTCGTTAAGCGAGTTTAATTTTGTATTCATAATCTTTATAATTTTAATTGGTTCAACTTGTAAGGTAGGCTCTGAATAGTCAAAAGTACTACCTTTATCTATATGCAAAGGTACGAAAATTTTCTGATATATGCAAATATACTAATGATTATTTTAGTTAAAAATACTAAATCGTAGTACTTTGTAACTATCTGATTATCAGAATGGTGCATCTGCTTCTTCTGGCTTTTCGAAAGGAACTTGCACTTCTTCGTTGATTAAATTTGTCTTGAAAAAATTTGTCGTATTTTTGTTGAATCCCATAAAGAATTTGAACGTTCCGATATTACGTCCCTTGGCAACGTCTATCATAGCCGTTCCGTCAGTAGGATAATCGTCCTTGTTATCAAATGGGGCAGGGTACGCTCTGTTGTAATACTCTGCTCGATAGACTAGGATGACAACATCAGCAGCTTCTCCTATCTGTCCACTATCGCGCAGTCGGTTCAGATTCGGCTCCGGGCAGTTACTATCTCTAGACAACTGACTTAGGGCGATGATCCATATGTTCAGTTCCTTTGCGAGGTTCTTGAATCTTCGTGCGGCATCACCCATAGCCTGCTCCCTGCTGAAACTCGTACTCCTGGAGTTTACGTTAAGAATCTGCAAGTAATCAACTACGGCTCCGTCTATGTCCTTCTGCATCTTAAGCATTCGGATGGAAAGAAGGATAGAATCTATATTTGACGTGCTCTTGTCATCAAAGAATAAATTCTCTCCGGGTAACTTGCCTCTAGCATCATCAATCATCCTTATCTCGCTTGGCGCCAGACTGCCCGAATAGAGGATATTGTTGGCCGGAATGTTCGTCTTGGCAGAAAGCAGACGTGCCGTAAGCTGCTCCTTCGTCATTTCCATAGAGTAGAAAGCAACCTTTGCTCCGTTCTCAATGGCGTGTCTTGTCATGCAAAGTGCGAGGCTCGTCTTTCCCTGAGAAGTTTCGCCGGCAACTATAATCAAATCAGACTTCTGCAGACCTCCCTTTTCATCAAATCTCTCCATACCGGTCTTGGTTCCTGTCGTGACACCTCCAACGGTGGCATTCTTAACCATTATCTCATTTAGACTATTCATTGCATCATCGAGCGTGAACACTCCATCTGCTTTCTCAAATACTCCTCCGATACTCTCTATAGCCTCTTGGTGGGCGTCTGCGGTCAGAATCTCTTCCGATAATCCAACCTTGGAAAGCTGCTGCCCGACAACCCAGAGTTTTCTTCTTCTACCAAGGTCCTGCAATCTGATGGCATGATATTCTACATGTGCAGATGATGCAATCTGTGCCGAAATGTTCATCAAGTCCAATGCTGTTACATTCGACTTCTGCTTACTGAGCTCGGCAGAAACAGATATGACATCTATCGGCATACCTTGCTTTCCCATATTATCAACAGCCTTCCATATATCCCTACACATGGGGTCGTAAAAACAGTCTTCATCTAGATACTGGCTTACTAGAGTGTATGCCGTAGGATCAACAAGAAGACTTCCGATAACATACTGCTCAGCCTTTGGGTCATTCACTAATGGCTGATTCTGATATGGTGATTGTTCTAAACTCATCTGAACGATTCCTCCTTGAAACTAACTATCTTGAACATTTCCTTCATTCTGTCACCGATACGCTGATTTCCGTATTTCTCCGATATATCAGCCGCTCCGAAATTACTTGAAATAAAAGTCGGAAGTAGATTCTCATACCGGTATTCAATCAGCTCCGTAAACGGATAAATGCAGTTTCCGAAACTCACAACCTCAGTTGGCTCTTCGCAAAGGTCGTCGATGAGAAGGTATCTCGTATCTTTGAGTGCACGGAAGTCTGCCGGTGCCTTCGCCACGTTAGCCATGTCTCTTGCAGAAATTAAACGAGGATATTTGTCTCCCTCGCAATATCTGATTTGATTTGTATCTGCGAGATAAACGAGCAGGTCACGGATAGCTTTAAGCATCGTGGTCTTTCCGTTTCCAATGCTTCCTGGAAGGAATAGACCATAGAAGCGTGTTTCCGTTGTAAGGAAATCGCCAACATCTGACAGATTTCGCTTTATCTCCTCTGTGAGGACAAATGCGTTCTTACGCTTTTCAACCTCTCGCTTGTAGAATGCGTAGAGGGCATTCTTTATCTCCCGATTATCTATTGGCAGAGCCAAACCCCGATTCATAGGCTGCTTTGGACTCATACTTCGGGACACCTGATTCTTTTCTGTATTTGTTTCCATTGCTTGTTACGTTTTGTTTATGATTCTTCATTTCTGAAACTATCTCGTTATACTGAGAGTCTATCTTGTTGACAGAGAAATTGTTCATTATCCAAGTCTTGTCAATAAGATGCAGGAACTCACTCCACGCTTTTAGCAGACTATCATCATCCGTCGGCAGCGGCGGGTTTTTGTGACTTCTAGCGAAAGCGATTTTCTTTAGGATAGAGTTCATTGCCTTTGCATCTTTAGCCTGCCAATAATATGGCTCTCCGTATAGCTCTAGGAAATAAGCCTCGAATATCTGCCGACCTCTATGGCATGTAGTATGTTCTTTCGGTGACTTCTTACACGCGCTCGTACGCTCGGGCGAGAGAAAGAGTTCGTTAGAACTCAGCCGTCTGCTAAGACAATTTTCTTTTTCTTTTTCTTTTATAGGGGTTTTAGGGGGAAGGTTTTCTTTTTCGTTTTCTTTTGGATTTCTAGCATTTGCTACGTTTTTTCTAGCATTTGCTAGAGATTCGCTAGCATTTGCTAGGATTTCTGTAGCATTTGCTAGAGAATTTGTAGCATTTGCTAGAGATTCGCTAGCATTTGCTACGTTTTTTCTAGCATTTGCTTGGCATTTGCTAGAAGACTCCTTTACGTTTTCTGCGAAATTTCTAGCCTTTGCTGCACCTCCGGCACGACCGGCTCTAGCTCTAGCTTCGCTTACTTTTCTTGCCTGCTCGATAGTGTCTGAAAGTTCCTTAGAATAGAAATATTCTTCCTCAACCTCAAATAAATCAAAATCCTCAACTACAGATTGCACCACAGAAACATCAGTACGCATCTCATAAGCTATCATAGAATAATCCTTTGACAGCTTATGATCCTCATTTTCCTCCAATAACTGCATAAGAGCAACATAGATTCCATAGGCAGCCATGCCATGTTCCATCCTTGCTCTCATAACTTCTGGAGAGTCACTATTTTTGATGCAATTATATTTCATACTAAATTATTGGTTCAAGTCCTCGTTCTTAATGAAGCATATTTTACCTCGCTTGATACTATTGGCGAGGGTGTCAACTTCAGTCTGTAACTTACTGTAAACAACTCCCTGCTGCCTGGAGATAAAATTGTGAATAGAAGGACTAATCTTTAAAGCGATTGAAGCCATTCCTTCCAAAATCTTAAACTCACGATACAACACACCTGCCGACTTGAACTGTTTGTCCAAGCCTACCAAGAACGTTCTGTAGTCCTTGATTCCTTCAAAATCTCTTAGAAATTCTGTCTCTTCCATATTGTATAATATTTTATTTATAACTATATTGTTTCTCCTTAATGCAAAATTACGAATTTTGTCTGATATATGCAAAAGAATTAACTTAAATATTTAAAAATACCAAAATATATTTAGATATATATTTGGCTGTCTCATTTTTTTTTAGTACTTTTGCAGTAAGTTTTTTCCATTATATTCTGTAAAAGAATATTGTATGGGTTTCTCTTTAGCCTGCTGGCGAGCAGGCTTTTTTATTGGGATTTATTTGGCAATTTGAAAATAATTCATTACCTTTGCAAACAAATCCCTTTAAAGTATAATCTTTATAGGATTTTAATTGGTTCAAGTCCTCGGTGTTGTGAAACACTGGGGACTTATATTTTTTACAGATTAACGGTGATACCTTTCTCATAACTCAGTCTCTTTACTTCATTAGTATAATACTTAATCATTTTCTCCAACTCATCGTCATCCCATTTCTTGATGGAGTGAGCACGCTCTCGCAGGGTAGAAAATCGGGAAACGCCAATCTTCTTTATCAGATTCTCCTGGTAGTATATAAGATGATCTGACTTCACTCTGTTGCACCCGATACATTCTGCATTGCAGTTATCTTCATCAAATCGGGTGGCCATGTTGGAACGTCCGAAGAAATGACCGCAATCAAGCTCTCTGTACGGCTTTATCTTTCCGCAGCTGATACATTGTCCCATGCCGCTTGGCATGCAGTCTCTCAGACGTATATACAATGCAAACACCTTGTCTAGTCTCTTGACTAAATCAGGCTTACTCTTCTTTCTCTTTTTGGGAGCAGAAGGAGATTTCTTCTTTTTCTTATAAATTGGAAACATTTCTTTTGAATTTACATGTAACATATTTGTCCGTCATGTTCGCAAAATCAACACATAAACGGCAAGCTAAACTTCCTACATAAATTGGTTCTTGTGTAAATACTCCCTTTCTGCAATGCGGACAGAGAGTTAAATACTCAGTTCCTAATGCGGAATCTCTTTGCTTATATTCAATAAGCTCATTTAGAACGCTCATCTTAGTACGACATTAGTTAATTGTGTTCCTCTGGAATACACCGCCCATTTCGTAGTTCCTGGAGGTCTGCTAATAAAGAGGTCTGCGACATTTCCGAACCGGCTATAGTTTCCCGACAAGTCAACTATCCACCCGTCCTTTCCTTCAAAAGGTCTAATAGCGCGGCCTACCATCTGATAGTAGAGTCCAAGAGATTTCGTCGGGCGTGCCAAAACAACGGTGTCTAGGGCAGGGTAGTCGAATCCCGTAGTCAGTACACCTACATTGGCAACAACCTTTATTTCTCTCCTCTTGAATCCTTCAAGAATGGCTTCACGTTCCTTTTTGGGGGTATCGCCTGTCACGATGGCGGCATTGACTCTGTGTGATTGAAGCTTATCTACCAACAGTTTGGCCTCCTTTGTGAAAGCGGTAAATACAAGTACCCCCTTTCTAGGAATGCCACTTTTAGTCTGCAGAACCTTGACTACTGTGTTTGATAACTTATCGTAGAATCCGCTACGCTCATACTCTGCGAGGAGACTTCTTTCATCATAATCTGCACCGGTGGAGTTGCTTCTGACTCTTCTTAAATCCAATTCTGTCAAATCATAATAATGCAAGTCTGCGAGATAACCTTTAGAAAGCAGTTCTCCAATCTGACAACAATAGATGACCTTTGAAAATATTCTAGGGCTTACTCTCGTGAGGAACTCCAAGATTGAACCTCCTTCGGCACGATCAAGACGGTATGGCGTGGCTGTTAATCCAACAACCTGTCTGTTCTTCGCTTCTATGAACTCCTTGTACTGCCCAGCTTTAGAGTTTACGTAATGGCATTCGTCAATTATGATGTTCTTGAAACAATCGAAGTCTGACATATGGTTCATTACGCTTCCGATGGTGGCAAAGGTTATTCTGTTTATGTCCTTACATCCTACAGAGGCACTATAGCAACCGCAATCGAAGATACCATAGCTTTGCAGCTTGGCAAAGTTCTGCTGAAGAATTTCCTTACTAGGTTGAAATACTAACAACGGCCCTTCAAGACGAGAGGCGATATCTGCTATCACCAAGCTCTTTCCTGCACCCGTAGGCAGGATAACCAATCCGTTCTTGTCAGCCTTGCTAGTGAACAGCCTTACGGCTGCATCACTAGCTTGCTTTTGATAATTTCTAAGAGTGTACTTCATTACTCGCCGAATGGTAAATCGTCATCGTCATCATCTGAAGACTGCTCTGACTGAGCTTCTTCTTTTGTCTGCTCAACTTCTGGGAACTCCAATCCGAAGACCTCTTTCATGCTCTCACGATTCTTGACCTCATTTGCCCAAATCTCAGAACGGTCCGGGATAGCATAAGCCTTTGCAAGTAAGAACTTCTCGGTATTTGCATCCCAATTATATACGAGATAGTAACCTGCCAATGCAATACAGAACACGTTCTTCGACTTAAGACGCATATCAACAGTTCCCTGGCGCACCTCAGCGGCGTACTTGGCTACTTCCATAAGGACAGAAGCATAAGCCTCTTCTGCATCCTTCTTCATCTTCTTGGCTTTTTCTAAAGCCTCCTCCAACTCCAGCTTGCGAGCTGGCACCACGTTCTCTTCGAGTGTGCAATACTCCTCTCTGATGTTCTTCTTCTCGAACTCATCGAGGAAACGTGTAACCAACTCATTGTCAGGGAAGGTCGCCGTGAAGTGCTTTCCGACAAACTTAAGGATGTCTGCCTTATTCTTCAAAGGCTTCTCTCCACAAAGGTTCTCCTCGGTCAAAGCAAGGAAGTCCAACTCCATTGGGAACATGTCTTTTACACCTTCCTCCAATACAAACTCAATGTTCTCAGGAACATAATTTTTCAAATCTGATTTCATAATTATAAATACTTTTCATATAATGCTATCTGTTTCTGAGCTTCAAGCAAGGCTGCTTCTTCATTAGGCTCGGGTATATACAACCCTGCAACCATACTTGAATAGTTCCGAAACTTCTCAATAGCGTCTGTTAATTCTTTTGTGTCAAGGTCAGCCGTGCTTCTCCAATAAGTTACAGGCTGTCCTCTTCTGTTTGTTCTCTGCTTCGCAAAGATTTCTCTGTTCACTATCTGCTTGAAAATGTTATACTTCACATATTCTTCATCGTAGCCGAACTCTGATGCGAAATACTGAAGGCACACATGCAGATAGCTGTTTTGGGCGAGGGAACGTGGACGGTGCTTTTTCTTCACCTCCACGATAAAACCCTTTCCGCTTTTCAGGGCATCCATGTAAAGGCCATTGCAATAGTCCTTGTAGTCTGCCCTGTCCTTGTCATTGTTGAGATTGAAAATCATAACTAGAATGGCAAATCATCATCTTTGCCCGGCTGCGGTGCCGGTGACTGAACTCCTTGCGGCTGCGGTGGTGGAGGAGCTTGCTGCTGCGTCTGGCCACCTCTCTGATACTTTTCTATCTTGTAACCCGAAATGGTATTGAAATACTTTACCGGGTCATTTGCACTCTTCTGATACTTGGTACCTTGAAGAGCAAAAGATATAGTAACAATCTCGCCAACTGCAAAATCAGCAGGATCATCTACATGCTTTCCGCTGAACTCAAAACTTGGGTAGTTCTCGTACACCTCTCCGAAGTTCGAGTGTGTACAGTTAAGAACCACAACTCTCTTTTTGAACGGCTCTCCGCCGCTCTTACTGGGTATTTCCTCGACATTGCCGATGAGCAATACCCTTCCTGTCATTGTATTAGCCATCTGATTCTGTTAATGGTAAATATGGTAATAATTCTCTCATTTCTACCCATTTGAGGAAGTCTCGCAATAATGCATGGTTTTTGTCTTCCATCCCTGGATATCTGTAACAAGTGATTGCTGGCTCATAAGGGGTAAGTTTGAGACCTCTCACGTCTCCCTTGTGCTTATCCTTATTGTAGCCCTCAAAGACAAACAAGTCAAAATGGAACACATCAGCTTCAAACAACTCTAGGTAAAGCTGCCATTGGCAACTATCTATATAGTCTTTGTCTGATACCGGTCCGTACTTAGTCTTGATGTCTCTTATCTCTAGTCCGTCAATCATATCGGCACATCCCGTAATAACGGCATTGCCGAAATCCTTGTATTCACGAACCTCATGAAAGGCGCCAGGATGCTCATTCCTGTATTTCAAAGCAACCTTGCATTGTGGAATGTCGAGAATCGCTTCACCTTCATCAAAGACGAACCTTCTTCCTTTTGGAACGGGTTCTGTCTTATCTTTCTTATAATAGGTGAAATGACGAACACCTTCCGGCTCCTTGAAGCAATGGGGACTGCCTGTCTCCACGATGGAGTGAAAGGCAGTTCCTATTCTTGTGTAATCGTTGCCCTCAAACTTCTTAGTGATATTGTCTATAACGTCCTGCTCTGTAACATAAGCATATTCGCCAGACATATACCGTCTGAAGCTCTCTAGCTGGGTAACTCTAATCAAAGGCTTCATCATGCTGCATCCTCATGCTTGACGAACTTCTTGCCCTTCTTGTCAAAGTCAATGCCTTTGACGGCAAGTTCCTTGATCATCTGATTCATGAATGCCTTCTGATGAATCTTGTTCAATCCGTGAGCAACCTGGATGAGTGCATTTGCATCATCTACAGTCTCCACGGCTGCAAGCTTCTTTCGAGCATCATCAACGGCTTCCTGCGCCTTTGCCTGAGCATCTGACTTATTCACGATGGCTTTCTTCACCTTCTTGATGATGTCTGCCATGCAAGTGTCAAACTCCTCAGTTCCGTAAGCTGGAATCCAAGTGTCCTGCAGGTCTGCAACATTCTTACCAACACGATTGTCCTGTGGCTCGAACTTGATGACGCGATTGCCGTTCTCCTTGCAGATGTAACCTACCTGGTCCGCAATACGGATGAGCAAGTCCTTGCTCTGTCCTGTACAGTCTGGAGAATGCTTGATGTAATCTCCTTCCTGTGTCTCCTTGTCGTGACAGATGAAGATGATGTCTGAATTGTTTGAACGGAGAATGCCGACAAACTGCTTGAACAATTCTCCCATCACACCATATCGCTTCAATGAGTTAGTTCCCAGCTTAGGGTCTTGCTGAATAGCAAAAGCGTTGAGATAGTCATCGAGCATAGCCTTGGCAGTATCTACTACGATGGTCTTACACTCACTGATCAAACCTGGCTTCCAAACCTGCTTGCCATCCTCAACAACATAGGAACCGATAACCTCTGCATTATATATGTCCTCCCAGCGTGAAGCCGTGACAACAATGTCTGGGCGCTGGACGGCACGGTCAAAGCCGCGGTCGGTGTCGATGAGTAAAGGACTGTTGGCTGTAGTAGCCAAAGATGTCTTACCTGTACCTGGAGTACCATAAAGTACGATAATCACTGGACGCTCTGTAACGACGTCATTCTTTCTAATAATTGGCATAAACTAATAT